TGTTTTAGTGATTAATAATAGGATTAGAGGGTATAGGGATGAGTAACTATATAGGTATTATTGATATAGGTTACTGTAGGAGCAAGAGGAGAAGCCTCATAATCGAGAGGGAATGCTTTGTGTAATTCATAAGAGCAAAGCTGTTCGCTTCTAGTAATTAGTTCGTTATCGGAATAGAATATTAGAGTATGTAACCCTGAGCCTTCTTCTTCGTTCTCTGTTGAGGTAATTGAGATTAGGTGAAAGCCTTGTTTGAGGAATTCTGAATCCTTGTCGAGAGAACCGAGATAGCAATTAAGGTATTCGATGTAACCCTGTACCGAAGGATTAGAGGCATTAGAGATTACTAAAGCATTATTCGTAAGTTCTGAATTAGTGTTGAGGACGAGGTGTTTAATATTATTTCTCATAATGTTTAAATTGTTAGTATTTCTTTTTCTTTCTACAAAGATACATATAATATAATTAATATGCAATATGCCTCATTTGCCTTCGTAGGTTATTGATGGCCTTATAAATCCCCATGGCCATTAATGGAGATTGCCATTTACCTTCCCTACCTTATTGCTTATATATTATATAATACCCAATGGCTCTCGGTAATCTAGGTACCCCTAAATCACAAAATTGTCCTAGAGTTCTGCAAATATCCATAATATAAATACTAAGCAAATAAAATACAGAGTTACTAGGAATATTACCTAAATATGCCCCATGAAGGCCTTAAATCCTATAAACCTTTTAGCCCTAAAACCTAATACCCTATTTACCTAATCCCCAACCCAATACTTATTATATAATACATAATATAATAACTTGGTGAAGGTAATCAAGGTAAATTGTGATGGCCATTAATCGACGATGTACTAAAGCTATACTACCTACATACATATAAGCTACATAACATATCTGTATTATATAATCCCTACCTTCGAATTACCTTGAATGCAATCTATAATATAATACATATAAAGGGTACTCAAGGCAATCGGATTTAGAGGCCATTAATGGTCGGATTTATTTGCCTTTTTAGGCCTTTTTGAGTTTGCCTTTAAAGTGTGTAGTAGAGCTATATGGTATAGTGGCTATATAGTGAGTTGAGTGGCTTTGTATAGTAAGGTAAATTTGCCTAGCCTTGTTTGCCTAAATCCCCAAAACCCCCGGCGAGGTACCTTGATATGTATTAGGATATATTGATTATGTATTGATATGTAGTATAGTAAGGAGTATATGTGTATTAGGTATTATATTATATGTACCTTAGTTAGGCTCTATATGATTTTGTTATTTTGTTTGTTGGGGAGGGGTAGTATTGGTTATAGGTGTATGGTTAGGTACCTATATAGGTGGGATAGTGATATTAGTGATAGGGTATATAGGATTAGGGTTAGGCTTTGTGATAAGAGGTATCTTATTTTGTTTGTTGGGTGGGTATGCTTGTGGGCTTGGTATATTTTCTCATTGCGTATGAGGATTAGGATGGTGATTAGGGATAGGATTCCCCTTAGTATGTGATAGAGGATGTTCATGGTAGTGATATTATATCGATTATGGTTATATCGCTTAGTGGGATTTGTAATATTTCTCTTATCTGTAATCTTATGTGTTGGGAGTGGAGGTGGTTGTTGTTTATCTCTTGGTTGGGGTACCTTAGATATGGCCTTAGTTCCTCAGTTCTGTATGGGATTACCATTTCCTCTGTGAACCCCTCTGTGTATTCTTTAGTGTGTCCTGGTACCTCGAAAGATACCAGGAATTTTCCCTTTGTTAGCATGGCTCTATCTCATTGGTTAATAATCGGATATCGGTATATTGATTCAAGTATTCATTCTCTGAGGATATGTCTAAGCATTTACATGCTATGTAGTGACCGTACATTGATATACCGGATTCGTAGCCTTGGTCATCATTCATGAAGTGGGCTAAGCCTTCCCTATTGATTTCGATTACTGGATAAGGAGGTTCTCCATTAGTTGCTTCTTTATCGAAGGTAGCAGAGTCATAAGTATCAGTGTTATCGGTCATGGTAGAGAATATTTCTATAAGCCAAGTAAAGTCCTCTAGAGGTACTCGGTCTAGCCATTCCCATCCGATTGGATATTGGTTTACTGTTATTGTTGGTTTCATGATGTTAATTGAGTTGAGGGTTAAACATTTGTTTTGGTTGGCTTAATAGGCAGCAATGAGGATAACCTGCTTTATCGAGGATTCCCAGTATAAGATATCGATTGGTATCTCTGGGAATTTCGAAATAGAAAGCTGGTTTCATGTAGCCATCTATGAAAACTATCTGAGTGTTTTCTAGTAACCCATTTAGTTGTACATGAGAAAGGTAGTTATAAATAGCTTCCCTTTGATTTCTTGGGTTTTTATCCCATGAGATGAGCATATCGTCATACCAATTTGGATTATCGCATAGCTTTTTAAGTTGTTGTTGAATATACGGTGTCATGATTTGAAGTAATAATATAAGTCCTCGATTAGTTTATCCTGTTCTTCCCATATAGTATCTGATACTACGTATTCTGATACGAAATAGTTATAGAAAGGCCCAAATAATACTTTTAATACTATGTCCTTGAGTTCGATATTGAGTTGTTCCTCTTCTTCGGTAGAACTGGGTTTGATTGCCTGAAGTTCTGCCTTATAGGATGCCGTAACGGCATCCTTTAGGGTTTGAATATATTCTGGGTTAGTTTCCTTGAGAATACTTAATTGTGATTTGAGTTCTTTACTTATCATAGGGCTTAGCGATTATGGATATGAATCCTTGTGGATATTGAGTATAAAATAATTGGTAGTTCCCTGTGGGCAAGAAGACTTGCATTATGTTTGCAAGTAATGGGTAGATTTTCCATTGGTTTTCCTCTAGAAACTTGTCCCAGGCTTCTGATTCTTCGGGATAATTTCCAGAAAGTTGAATGTGATATTCCTTTTGTTCCGGAATAAATAAATTGGTTACTACCTGGATTTCGTCGGATTCCTTTTTGTATTGAGTAATAGGATACCAGATGCCTTCGGTTTTCCATTTATTGAGTTGGAACAAGGACATGCCCTGTTCCAGTACGTTTAAAAGTTTATATAAGTTTACCATAGTGATTATTTATTAAGTTGTCTAATTAGTTCTGATGCAGCCAGGGAATCAAAGAGTTGGGTTTCTCTTTTGTCGGATTCCCATTTTTCGAGAGCATTATATGTTGCCGTATATTGGTATCTTCCTTGTTAATGAGAAGACCATCTGAGTAATCATAAGTATAAATGGGATGAGAAGCAAGCAGTTCCCGGATGGCCTCTAAATTTTTTAATTCTTTCATAACGTGTCTATATTAAAATTATTTGAGAAATATTTCTCATTGCAAATATACAAAATTATTTCTAAACTTGTTTTTATAACTACTTTTATTTTTATAAATAGGGAGGTTCCTTGGGCTTATTTAATTTCTCCTTAGAACGTCTGGTAGCCCAATTCTCGTAGGGTTTGTAACTAAAGGTACGAGTTGTTTCATCGTATGCAGCATATACCATTTGTTTACGGGATATTCTCCTCCCGTAAGTTTTCTTAAGATTAGCAAACCAATCTAGATACTCCTGTAAAGAGTTAAAGATTTCTTTGTGCCCGTCTAAATCATTTTTAGGACGGGTCTTCCATGTTGCTTCTATATAGCATTGATGTAGGGTAATTGAAATAAAGTATCGGCACCAGCTACCACCAAAGATAGTGCCCGTGGAGAATTCTATCTCCCGAGCAACTAATGGACTAACGTTATACTTTGTCATGCGATTGAGAAATTAAGTTGGAAAATCCAGTTGTTTCTATCGAGTTGATTGAATGATATGAACCTCCCATCGTTATCGGTAAATTCATTCATGAATTGAACTGCAGCAGATGCTAATTGCCCCTTATAGGGATTAGTATCGGCAGTTATCATTGATTCGAATGTAAATGTATAATAGGTAGTCTCATATATTTGGATTTGGTTGATATCCAAGCAATTGAGTTTGTAATCCTCTTCCAGTTGAATGAGAAGTCCCATTAGAAGATTTAAGAGATGACCCTTTTCATCGGAGTCAAGTTCAAATGTAGATTTCTTTTCTAAGAAATTGCGAACTACCTTATTTAGTTCGTCTGCCTGATTGTAAGTTACTGAGTTCGTTTTCATATTTTTGTCTATTTTAAAATTGATATGCAAATATAAGCATTTTTATTTTTATAGAAAAATATATCTAATTTATTTTTAGGGAGGCTGAGGATATGTACACGCTATGAAAGGCAGTGGATTAGGCTGCCTTTCAATTATTAAGGTAATTGGGGAGTTAGCAAATATAGAGCCTCTCTTATAATTGAACTCTCCATAGGTTCTAAAGAGGGTTCCTTGTTCATTAGTCCACCTTTCTTCTTTTCGTTTTCAAATACTTCATGTATGGCTTGCTTTAGTTTAGTAGCTAATACCTCTGATAACTCCTGAGATTTAAGAGAAATAAGTAACCCTTTTCGTATTTTCTCAACATCTTGGTCATTCTCAGTAATGGGTTTTGCTTCTACTAATTCTTGTATACCCGAGTAATACTCATCTAACTGTTCATATCCCAAATGTTGTAGGTCATTAAAGAAGATACTAAACTCATCATAAGTAAGTCTAGTATCAAAACCTACTCCATGATATAGTTGTACTAAAGGAGTAAGGATTCTTCTTAGTGTATTGAAATCTTTTAGATGGTCCAATTTTATTCCTGATTCGAGAGGTATTTTATATACCTTTTCACCCTTCAGTACCACTAGCAGAACCATTAGTCTTGGTGGTAGTCTTTTCTCGTTCATAAGCCAGTTTTTGTATTATAAGTTGTACATAGGTATTTCTCTCTTTATAGATAAACATTACCGAGAGAAGTATCTCATGTTTCGGTAATATCATCTGTATGAAATTGCCTGGAGCAATTACAGTAGCTACTACTGGAGAATCCTCCTGAGAGAAATTCTCTAATATCATTTCTGCCCTCTTAATGGGTTCTGGTTTTGTTGGGTCCAAAGTTAGGACTGGAGCAGTTATACATTCCTTGATGCCCTGTGTTAAGGCATTATATAACCATTCATCTTTTATATCCTCTACTTGGAGGTTTTTCATTGTAATCATATCCTAAACCTATTTAGAGTCCATACACCCAGGATATTAGAGAATACCCATAATTCCCAGTTTTTGTAAAAGTTATAGGGTTTACTGAATTGAGATGTTTGAAATATTATCTGGCTTGGTGTTCTAGATAACATTTCTGCATGGCAAGTTAATACTCCAGAGGATAATTGAACTTTAAAAGCTTTAATTACATCCTCATCATTTTTAGTCTCTACTGAGGTAAGTAATTTAATAAATTCTACCTCTACACCTTCCGACATTTTAACCTTTCGGAAAGCAAATTTCTCTTTATTCTCCATTTTGTTGATATTTAGATAAGAACTCTTAAGCTAGTTCATCTTGAGTTCTTTCAATTATATTCTTTACGATTGTTTTATTTTCTACTCTAGCCCACATATATAGCATGCCCAATTGAGCATCCATATAGCAATCTATAAGAGATGGGTCCTTTCTAAATACATCCCATTGTTTTACGAAATTCATTCGAACCAAATCCCTATAACCCTGGTCTGATATACCTTCTTGGTCTATATAAGCAGATACCCTTTTTCTTACTTCTAAAAGAATTTTCTCTAAGCTTTCTGGTAATCTAAAATTTTCGGGTAAACTATGATATACCAAATTATTCGGTATTAATTCCTCAAAAGTAAACTGATTATCGAATAGTTTCTTTGGGTATCTACCTGAAAATATCAAGGGTATCTTATACCTTAGCAACGATGGTACTACGTCGTATATGGCATAATGTTTCCGATATTCCTGATAGACATCGAAATATAGATTCTCATCGAATATACCAGATTTCCTCATTATTGCCTGTAAAGTATTATAAGCAGCATTGATATGAGTATTACTCAATTTGAATATTAAGTTGCCATTTTTAAGGGCAATGAGTTCACTACAGCATCTCTTTCGTCTAAATAAGTTCATGTGATTAAAATGTAAAGTCAATGTATATTTTCCTTGTTCCCTTGAGAAATTTCTCATGATTTGAGTCATCATACTTATGGCAAGCATAAGTCTTAGATGATTTATCATAATGGTCTCTTACCCATACTGGAGCAGTATCAGTTGGTTTTAATTTAAAGTATGTACCCTGATTAACCTTGTTAACCCGAGTCTCTTTGTAAGATGTCTTTGGTAGTTCCATATTTTTGTCTATTTTAAAATTGATATGCAAATATAATTCTTTCTTTTTAAATATGCAATATCCGGATATAACTATGGGAGCTTACTATTTCGGAGGAATTGAGATGCAAATGAGCCATCCTCTTTTTCTTCTTTCTCAAAGTCTTCATATTGATATAACTCTGGGTCTTCTTCGTCTGGGTCTATACGCATTTCGATTTCTCTACGTAGTTCATGATGTTCTTTAGAGAATGAAGACATAGCTCCCTTATAATCATCAGTAATTTGCATTAACTCTGCTTTATTAAGGTTAAGACCCTCTTTACTTGTATCTACTCCTTCTTGTTTAGTAGCAACTACTTCAGGTAGAGACTTAATGTCATACCTATCCTCCAATAGTTTAGCCTCTTCTGGTTTATCCAATACCCTTTGTGATTCCAATACGATTTGACGTGCCTCTTCAACGGTGATTGCATTTTGCTGTGTTACGTTGTTCTGTTGATTAAATTGGGCAAAGATATTTGTAGTACTTCCTCCAGTAAGATTACGTACTATTGATTGCAGAGATGTAGAGGATTCAAGCTTTAATTTAAGGGCCTTTCCCAGCTCGGCAGATATAAACGGTACGTATTTCCCTCCCTGAGATTCTCTTAGGATATTAACCTGATGGGCTATTTCCATACGGTCTTCTAATGCCCATGCTAGTTGTTCTCCCATTAACGCTTGAAGTAAATCTTCTGCTTTTTCTTTATCCCATATTCTAGAGCTTAATAGCCTATCTCTCATAAATACCCGTATGTAGTTAATATCTATACCCATACGGTATGAGAATGTATTGATATCATAAGTGATACCACATAATACTCCATTACCCATCAGCCATTGATTAATAATGTAGTTGTGTATCTTTATCAGAAGTTCATCATTTGGGTTCTTCTGATATTCTAATGCCATTGCAGTAGTCCCCATAGGTCTTGGGAATCTTACCATTTTATTTTCCTTTTCTGACATACAAATGAGATTTTCTGATATCGGAACTTTCATCATAACCCATATACTCTAAATCGAACCTTACATACAGATTCAAAGATAGGTTATAGAAATATCCCTTATATTTTTTCTTACTTACTGATAAATTAAAAGGTTCACCAGAGATTAGGTCCCTGGTGAATACTAAATTACCTTTCCCAGTGATGGGGATATTAAGGCAAAGTTTATAATCCCCTACCCTAAATTTATTCCCATGCAGGTCTGTGATTTCCCTTGCCATAGTTTGCCTTTTTATGGTTCGTAGGTTTTTTGTCTTGTTTACTACGGTTATTGGTTATCCCCTTTTGCTCTTCGATTAATTTCTGAACCTTTGGGAATAACCTTTGCCTTAAAGGAACTACCTGAGTAGCGAAAAAGGCATTCCATAATTTCTGAGTTAATGGTTCTCCTATTTTAAGTTCTGAGATTGCCCAGAATTTAGTTTCGAAATTCTTAACTATTTCCCTAAATCGGTAGTAGTATATATTGCCAGTCTTTTTATCTATCCCAATTGTAGTGGTTTGGCAATAATCTAGAAATTCTTTACCTAATTCGGATATAAACTCTTCCCTTTTAAAATCATAATTCTCTTGGTCGAGCTTAAATAATTTTACATAATCGATTGCTTCCATATAGATTTAGTTTGTGATTATTAAACGAGGTATACTTTCACCTGTAATCTGAAATAAGTACCCTCTTACATCATCCTCATAATAAGAGGACCAATATGTTCTTCTAACTCGGAAATTATCAAGGATTGCCCCTTTGGGTACTCCGGTAACAAATAAGCAATGCTTAGGCATCATTGGAGTAATCTCAAATTTTCCATCCTTGAAATTACCATAGGTACCATAGTCGGGCATATTACCAGTAAACCCCGTATTCTGTAATATGTCTTGAACCAGAGTAGTTTGGGGTATTTCCTTTTGGTTACATTCTATGGTTAACTTCGATTTGCCTATATATAGGTCTTTAACTATTTCTCTAAACATTTGTATACGATTATATGGGTAATACCATTTTTCTTGAAGTAAAGGTTATTCTGTGAACATTCCTCTAACTTCTTTAATTCTCTTCGAGATTCAGTACAAATTCTATCAGATTTCCTTAATATATCTGATACATTATCCCAGATGGGTGCCATTGGTTCTACTGGCCCTGCATAGATAACCTTATGTTTAGTTTCTATTTGGGGATATTTAGATTTATACTGATATTTGCCTTTGCAATAAAGTACGTTATACTTTTCGGGTTCGTTTCTTTTTTCGTTTTCCATTTTTGTTAGGATTAATGTAATCGGATATTTCATCAAGTTGCCCTAAAAGCAATGCCTGAATGAAAAGGTTTATAGGCCTGAAAAAGAAATTCCTTACGTTATCAGTATTTATATACCAATCGTAAACGATAAAGAACTTCTTAATCTTGGAGTGCTTAAGTGAATGTTGGATTAGATAGGACTTACAACATCGTTTATGTAATTCTACCAATTCTTTGTCCTGCTTAAGCATCTCTTTATTAGAGAAGATAGTGTAATCCATTTTGTATGAATTGAGATGCCCAGGTAATTATCCCGGGCACCTGGTTAATAAAGGTTTATGCAACTTGTTCTGGTTTGAGGACCTTCTTTTTAAAGTCCTCATAGGATTTAGCCGCAGCCTTGAATTCCTTAGAGTTTGTATCTTTGATACGAGCCATTGCAAGTTCCAATCGATGGAGTTCGTTTCGAGTTTGTTGTCTCCATTTCTTCCGAGCAAGTGTATCAACTACATCGGCAGGGTATACGTATTTAACTTCCCGATTAGAAATTACCTGTTCGATGATGGAGGGTTTTTGTTGTTCCTTAACTTCCTTGACAACCTGTTCCTTTTTGGAAGTTTTGGTTTTAGGAGAGAGTTCTACCAATTTAGCATTGGCAAAATTAGTGGCAGCTTCTTGAGCATCTTGTACCAATTCCTTTTTAGTCTTTTTGGCCTTAGGAGCAGAAGCCTTAGCAGTCTTAGAATTTTTAATTCCTTCAAGTTGTTCGGCAACCTTAGTTGCAACCAGGTTAGTAACCTTTGTTTCATTCTTTTTCATAACGTCTATATTTAAAATGTTAGTAAAATGATTAATTTCTTTTTCTGATACAAATATAAGAACTTTATTTTAAATAGAAAAATTTTATTTGAATTATTTTCTATTTGCTCGGGTTAATCGGCTAGGAAGTCGAAGATTTCTGGAGGATAGTTAATTTCATCCTCTGGATCATTTATGTAATCTTCGTAATCCTCGTTATATTTATCGTAAATGTTATCTTGTGATGTATTTGGTACCCTTGTACATCTTTCAGGATATTTCTTTACGAAGTCATAGGCTTCTTGAGTAGTCATTACCTTGTCTGAGGTAAATTCGTAGGTTACATAAGAATAAGTTTCACCCAATCTAGAAACTTCATATTGCTGGTATCCAGATTTCTCAATCTTATAGATTTGATTTTCTGGAATCGTTTCTATTTCTACCCTATATTTATACCATTGCTTCTTCTCTTCTTTTGGTTTAATGCCCATGCTATCTTGAAGAGAGATTAACTTGGTTATTGGACTTTCAAAACGAGAAGGAGCAGTGCTCACTTCTACTGGATGAGTTCTATTCTCACCAATAAAGTAAATCACTGCCCCCAAGGTTACCAGGCCCAATATGAATTTAGTTTCTGAGTTCATAACATGTAGTTTCGAATTTATTTTTAATGTTCTTTGCAAGGTATTTACCTTTTGATTCTGCTTGATGTAAACCGTTGCAGATTTCATAAGGTACATCATCATAGCGATAAACTCGATTACCTTTAAAAGCAACCCAAAGTTGTTTTTTCTTTGAGTCATAACCAAAGCCCTCAATGTTAGAGGATTCGCAAGGAATCATTTCGACTCCAGTGTTCATTTCTACTGATTCTAAGTATTCGTTCTTTTCCATGTCTATATTAAAATTTTAAAAGTGTTAGTTCTGGGTGGAATTTGAGATTTGCCCTCTGGAAGATTGCCCAGGTACCAAGTACTCCCTGAGAATTAGTATGTACCCATTCATCTTCCATTCTGAATAATATGTGAGAGCATACCAGCATTTGGTATTCACTTAGCATATTTATCAGTTGAGGAGTATTCTCAATTTCTACGTATAATTCAATGTGCTCATCTAGTGCTCGAATTATTTCATCATCCTCAATCTGAAGGAGTTTTTTGATTAAGTCTTGGGCAATATCATTTCCATTTTTAACGTCCTCTTTGATTGAGTTGAGTGATTCAATCTGAATACCAGCAATGAGCTTTACGATGTCTTTTGTTTCCTTGTCCATAATTAAATTTTCTTTATATGCAAATATACTAAAATTATTTTATATAAAATACTCTTTTAATAAATACGGAGGTAAGTGTTAGCGGTTCTTGATTTCTTCCATCTTTTCCTTTATGGAGTCTGGAAATATAGCATCGTTTACCCATCTTAGGAAGAATTTAGAAGGCTTCTTTTCGGGACTTAGAAGCAATTGTCTCTGTTCAGTAGAGAACTTAATCCTTTCGGATTCTAACATATACTTGGGAAGTTTAGTGAATTCTGCCTGAGAGAAGGAGATTACGTTTTTACCAACTTGGGCCCTTAATGGTTTCTTCCTTTCCTTATAGAGATATGGGATAATCTTTTTCGAGGGTCCCCCAAGAATGCTAAAACCAAAGATTACCATTGGGTCAAATTTATCTGCTTTTGGGTCCTTAGCTCGTTTGATACATCTTGCCATCCAAGAGAATGAATTTGGATATTGCTTATTGTCTGTTGCTTCTCCCACATCTTTTTTATTAAACTCAAATCCAGGAAAGTGAAATAGAAAATCTTCAGTAAGGATAAATACAAATCCCAATCCCCTAAGATATTTAATGATATCTTGTTGGCTTTTACCCTCTCCAATCATTTTTTCTACATCTGCAAGAATGTCCTCCCTTGGTGATTCCAATTCCTTAGTTGTAGACCCTGCAGGTCTTCCTCTGCCAACATTAGGTGCCTTAGCAGGCAATGTACCAGATAACCTATCTAAGTATTCTTTGAAGTTATCAATATCTTGTTTATTAGTAAGAGTTACTTCTACTCTTATGGGACCGTTATGCTGTACCTTTGGACCTGAATTCATCTCGGTATAAGCATCTACCAACCTATCTGATAATGGAGTACCATTCTCTGATAGTGTAGTGATTCTAAGTTTTGGTTTATATACTTCTTGTTCCATTTTCGACTTAATTAGAAAATAAAAGGCCTGAACAATTTTTATATTGCCAGGCCTTCTACCATTATTAACGAATACTCAAAAATATGATAAGTAAAAGTAAAAAGTGCTCTTATTAATCTTCTTCTTTAGCGGCCTTCTTTTTCTTCTTGTCTTTGGCCTTCTTATCTTTCTTATCGGAAGCCGGTTTTTCTTTTACCTTTTCTTCCTTCTTTTTCTTAGTTTCCTTTTCCTCCTTGGGAGCCTTACCTGAAGCAAGTTTTCTTTGCTCCATACGGTATTTTTTCTTCTCAGCCGAAGTCATTTCTCTGCCATCAATGAGAGGATAATCGTATTTGGTAGCTGTTCTACCACCATTTCCTTTCTTTTCCTTTTTCTCTTTGGCAGCCTTCTTCTCATCTTTTTCCTTCTTCTCTTTTTCCTTGAGTTTTACCAATTTCTTGTTGTTCTCTTGGTCAGCTTCAGGATAGGCAGCAGCAACTTTGTCTCTTTCCTTATTGAGCTTGTTTACAAGTTCGGTAACCTTTTTACCATGTTTCTTGTCTTTGGTCCAATCCTTAGTAGGGTCCAACTTGTTCTCTTTAAGGTAAGCATCCAAAGCTTTCTTAGCCTTTGTGAGTTTCGGAGTCTTGGATTCCGATTTACTCTTCTTTTCTGTTTTCTTAGCCATTTTCATTTATATTAGGTGAATAATTGAATTTCCTATTTACATAATACCATAGTTATACCTTCCTAATTTGGGTTGGGATTTCTTTAATTTCTAGGATTTCTAAACTGCATTGTTTTAAAACTGCCTCGAGTTGAAGTATATCTTCTACCTCTTTCTGAGATAAGTCCGTAAAAGTTTGTTCAAAAGTTTCTTTCTGTTCCCCCCTTATAAAATTAAATTGGGCAACAATATAAGTCCCATGAAGTTTTTTATTCAGGGCTCCTTTAAGAGATATGAGTTTTCTTTTCAGATAATTACTCTTCAACCTATGGGATTGGTATTCGCCTTTCTTACCCTTACTAAGAGCTACCTTTTTAAGGTACGAAACATAATCTAATTCTCTGAGAGTTTGATTAATGTTTCCCACTAATAATCTTAAGTCTTTTTCCATTTGGGTCTTTGCATTACTTGGTTAGATACTTCCTGAGTTTCTTCTGATAGCATTTCTCTTGCCTCATTTATTATATTGATGGCAAGTTCCCTTTCATCTGGTCCCAGGTTTAATTCTTTATCTTCTAGTGCATCAGTATAAGTATTTATTAGATTATCCAATGCAAGTATTCGAATGTTCTTTCGAATTGCTAATTTCTCTTCTTCCATGGGTATAAAAAATTAAAGCCCACTACCTTCACAGGCAATGAGCTTTTGGCTGAACAACGTCCTAAGTGTAGATGTTATTCATATGAACTTAAACTCTAAATTTATATAGCAGATATATGGGATAGTAGTTAGTAAGTTAGAGTTTAATCTTCTGATTCTTCCTCTTCTTCTTCCTTAGCCTTTTTGTTTTTCGGAGAACAAATAACGCCATGTCCTTTCTTAGACTTAACTGTAAGAGTTCCCGGAACGAATGAAACTGAAGTTGATACCGGTTTGCCATCCGTAACCAATACAGAAGTAACCACTACACCCTGATAGCCTTCCTTGTTTTTAACGGCATAACCAAAGTTCATTACCTTGGATTTGTCGTTAATGGCAATAACATCGATTTGCTTGCTGTTAGGACGTTGTTCAGCCGGCCGATTCTTAAGTGCCTCTTGACGAGCCTTGCGTTTAGCTTCTTTTTCGGGGTCTTTTTCTTTATCCCCTTTCTTCTTGGAGTCTGATTTCTTTGTTGCCATAATTTTTAATGTTTTATAAGTTAATGGTTATTATAAGTAAACTTCTACGTTTATTAATAGTTGATAGTAAAGGTAGGGAAATTTCCCTACCTTCTTTTAAATCTTGAATACGGTTACCAGATTACTTTTTCCCTTTCTTGCCCTTACCTTTGGCTTCTTTCTTTGCCGGCAATTTGAGACCGAGTTCTTTGGCAATTGCTTTACGGAGTTTTTCGACTTCGTCTTCATCATAATCGTCTGGGTCAGTTTCAAGATCTTTGTCGTCGCAGACATCCTCAAGTTCTTCGAAGTCCATTTCGGCAAGTTCTTCACCGGTCAGTTCTTCCTCTTCTTCTTCCTCTTCGGAATCATCATCATCATCACCTTCCTCATCTTCCTCATCGTCATCATCCGATTCCTCTTCTTCTTCTTCCTCTTCGGAATCATCATCATCATCATCATCGTCTGATTCTTCCTCTTCTTCTTCTTCCTCGTCATCGGATTCAGAACCGAAAAGGTCTTCGGCTTCTTCGGCAGAAAGCATGATAGGAGCAGGGATAATCTTTACTGAGCCGTCTTCGTACTTAATGATGATTGCACCATTGATTTCTGTTCTGGAAACTTCTTTCAGTTCCACTTCTTTTTTCTTCTTAGCCATTTTCGTAATGTTTAAGTTGGTTAATAATTTATTTATATCACTCTGTTATAAGTTTCTTTACCAGTATGGATTTCTGAGTATACCCAGATTTTAATAATTCCTCCTGAGCAATATTGAATTGTTTTATCTCATCTAGAGTTGTCTTTAATTCTAATTGAGATTCAATGGTTATTGCCTGAGAGGCAAGTTCCTTGTCACCTTGATAAGTGACTATCTTAAACTTCTTACCTGCAAATGGGTTTGCTGGTTGATGTGCTGTGATTTTAAAACCTTCGTTATTATTCATTGCTATATTTAATTTTAGTTATCCCAGGAATACCCACCTTCCCAAATACTTCGGTATAGGATTTGTATTTCCCTTTTATCATTGTTTTATAGTTATCGGATAATCGAATTGGGTAGACCCATATTTTATTTTCTATCATCCTATTTGTCATTATATAAGCATAAGACCTTCTAAGTTTAATACTCTCTAATGGAACAAATCCTTGAAATAATAAAGACTTCTTAATAAACCTTTCTTTAGGCAAATACCCTAAAAATTTAAGTGATGCCTCATCGAATATTTCAAGCATATCCCTTTGTGCTTTGATAAATAGTACCTTTTGTATTGGGATGTTCATCTTCTTTCTTAAATATAAAGCCAATGAACTTACCAATGGAGGATACTGCAAGAATAACAGATTGAATTTATGTTTCTCCTCTTGACTCAGCCTGTTGTAAATCCTGTAGGATAGCAAGATTGATTTGTAATCTCTTTTGCCTTGTATACTTGGGAGATATGCCTTGCCGTTGTCCATAGAGTTTGATTGAGTACCTTTCATTGAATTCCTTTTTTCCTTTAGACTTAAAGACTCGGTGCATTTGTACCATAAATCTTCTTCGTCGGTGTTTATCCATGTGATATTCATCGGGCATTATGAACTTCCTTGCTTTTACGAATTTACCCTTAAACCAGAATTTAGTACTACCCTTTTTAAGAAGTTTACCATTCATATCGGATAATTCTCTAATGCCTTGTTTTATAAGTTTCCTCCCAGATATTATATGGATATACTGAAGAACATCTACACCATAAAGATAAACTAAGGTAACCTTTACTTGGTGTCTAGTAAAATATGGTATACCGGTTAGATGTTTCCTATATAATTTCTTTTCAGTAACAATCTTATTGGTAGTATCTGGTCTCCAAGTCCATATATAATATCTATCTGGTCGTATGGGTCCGTTGTTACTTTCCTTTAGTTTTACCATTTATATTCCTCTTTGCCATTCTATACCAAAGATTGATAGATTTCTCATTTGCTTCGGGGAATTTCTTTTTCATTCTCCGAATAACTCTATCAAGTTCAAAACCTTTTGCAGTTAATTCGAATACATAAGATTTCTTTGTACCCTTGATAAGATTAAATTCATCCCTCTCTCTTGGTGGTTTCTTTTCTCGAGGTTTCTTTATCCCAGGAACTCGTTTGGTTCTTCTTTGCCCATTTTCCCCTTCTTCTCCGAGAAACCCAAGCCTTAATCTGGAATTTCTTAATGGGTCATCTTTCGAATACCCAATATTTTCTAATTGCTTATCCATCCAATCGTCATATTTATCAATTAACGATTTATCTGGCTTTTCTTCTGATACATTGATATAATGTAATAAGTCAAATACCCCAGCAGAACAAGCATCAGGGAAAGGCATCCCTAATATTATTGCCTTTCTCTTTAAATCCTTATAAGTCATGTTTCTCCCAGAAGCACCAAGGAAATTTGATTTCTCCTTGGATGGAGCTTTCATGTCTTTTCTACTCTTTTTTGCCATATCATTAATATTTTAAGTATTCATTTATTTTCTTTGCAAATATAAGAATAAATAATTTAATCTTATCTTATTTCTCTATTTATTTTTATAAAAATCCGAGGTTTTTGCTCGGTTCGCAGCAGTGGATTTAGGTTTTTTATGCTTTCTCTTGATATGTGTGTTATAAGCCATATCCAATTTCTTAATATTGAATTCTATGTTGTTCACTTGATTATAGTTTACTGCTCTTTCCACACAGCAACGGTACTCTGGCCAGAATTTTTGTCCAAGCTTAACAGATTCGGTTTTAATCATGAACTTAGATACCATAAAACCAAAGGTATCAGCATCATCTTTAGTTTTAAATACATACATGTAGAATCTACTAAATTCATCTACTACTTCATCCAAAGGTCTTACTGGTAACAATAGATAACCATCGGTATATAGGTCCTCAGATATTAAAGCTACCCAATACTTTTTCTTTCCTGGTTTTACTTTATACCTAAACCTTTCCTTGAGTTTATTGTGCATCCAATCCGGTACTCTATTAAGAAGATACTTGATATATATCTTATCCTTCTTATTCGACCGCCTTTTAAATGCAGATGGCTGTTGTAGCATCCTTGGAAGTATTCTAAAGTTATTCCACCTATCAAATTCAAGAATTAATCTTAGAGTGTCTATGTCCCATTCATCATCAGACTCCTTTAACCTCTTCATGTTTCTCTCTATATTTTTAGAGTTTACCTTTGGGAGTAATTGAGCTGAGTCTCCTGTGAATAAGCTTGCTTCTTTTCTTTTTAATCGTTTCTCTAAACATCCCTCCATATAATCTTGGAAATTCCTCTCACAGGGGCAATCTGGTCGAAAAATAGAAGTGTGTTTCTCAAAAAAATCCGAGAATAGCCTAAAGAATTTCTCTGACCGTTCCCGGATTTCAAGATACTTGTAATGAGATAACTTTAAAATTTCACCAGCTTCCCATGAAGATTTACTTTCTGATAGTTGAAGGAATAATGATTGTTGTTCTTTATCAATTAAACAACTCCAGGCTTTTTGTTGAGCTTCGTTCATAATATTAAATTCTCCTATATCTCATTATACTATCAATTGCTTCATTGGTTATCTGATTAGGGTCATATTCCCCAGAATTAGCATAAAGCTTATCTGGATCATGATTTAAATATACACTATAGATAACGTTGTCAAAAGGTAACCATACTTCCATTCTTCCCATTTCAGGGTATATAAGAACTTTTACTCTTTTACAAAGATGGTCAACCTCTAATACTGTAGCATCTACTCCCTCATAGGGATAACCCCGTAATACTAAGTAATCTCCAGGCTTTACATTGACTAAATCATCTACTGAAAACTTCTTATTCTCTCTAGCAATACGTTTAAATCGCCTTACTTCTTTTCTACTACAAGTAGCCACTAAAGAGAAATCATCAAAGTCTTCTGCATTGTCAATCCTTACCTTTTTCTTTCTTGGGTGCATTGTCTCGGTATTACGTAACCAAGTTCTGATACCAGATATATTCCTACGTAACTTATTAAGAAAGGGCCTTGAGAATGCTAATTTAGTGGGCATTCTCATAAAACCATAATTGAATAATACTGGTACTTCTTCGAATACCATCTTACCCTTTGTGGTTTTTCTTAATACGTTTACCATAGGAATAATTGCCTTGATTTGGTCATACCCCTTTTCTTTGAGTTCTTTATTGATTTTATCACAGTACTTCCTTTCAAGGTAAAATATACAATATGAGTATGGGGTATGCTTCTTCATAGGTTACCGGTTTTTAAGAATTAACTTAGCTTGTTTATGTACTAACTTATAGTTTACATTCTTCAATATATCACTAGCCATGAATACATAAAGAATCTCATCTATCTTTGGTACATCAATTACCATAATATTGGCTTTATCGAATAGGGGTTTATAGAATACGGAAGATAAATCCTTTCCAACTACAAAGAAAAATTCTTCTGATGGCATTGAATTATATCTCATACAGAGTATGGGAACTTTATTTGCTCTTTTTGCATCCTTAGAAGCTTGTTCCCAGAATTTCAATATATCGCATCCCTTATTACCTAAGAGTAGATGTTCAAACTTAATCTCTTTATAATTCTTGCATTCGATAGATATCTTACATTTATGAGCATGCCTTTCATCAGTACAGGTTAAATCGGAAGTGGAGTCCTTGTTTGAATGCCAAGCTCCACTCCCTGCTCTATTCCTTTCAAATTTGTACCCGGTCCATTTCGTAAAAAACCCGGCAATTTTTCTTTCGAATCTTGAACCCTTATTTTTGCTGTTTATTGACATAACAAAATTTATCTTTATACTTAATAAGACCCTTACCTTTCAAGATTCTACGAACTGAAAAAATATGAATCGGTAATATGTTAGCTATCTCTCTTACACTTAAACCTTGATTATAAAGATTATGTACATCGTTATAATAAATAATCTTATTTGGGGTTGGTAAACAACCATCAAACCAAGCCTGTAAAGTATTATCTAACTCAGTACCCCATTTAAGATTTTTAACTCTGCAATCCCTTTTGTTATTATTAAGGTGCATTACTACTGGTAGACCATCTGGGTTAGGAAGGTAAATAGTAGCTACTAAACGATGTAATAACCAAGATTTTAAATCTATCTTACACTTTAAATAACTGTCGGGTTTACCATCCGAATATACAGAAATCCTTACCCATTTGAAATCTCCAAGATATCTGTAAACTCTACCATTTTTAGAAACATAATAATTATGACCTGGTACATGGGGTTTCCATTTAGGCCTAATTATTATGTTTCTACCATGTTTTATAGCAGAGTATAAATTACTAAAGGTTTTCATCTTCCTGTCTTGTTAAAGTTTATATACCATTATAGTAATTGGTACCTACTCAGGCCTTGGGTCTTTTCCACTTGCAAAATTTTAGTATTACCTAGAGGAAGAGAATCTAAGTGGGTTATCAAGAATAAAGTTTTCTCTTTGAATATGTAACGTATTAAGGAAGTAACTATTTCTATGTTATCTGAACTTAGTGATTCAAATACCTCATCAAGGAATGCTAAGTTAATACCCTTAGAGGCAGTTAAAGCCTCATTCATTGCAAAAGCCATTGCTACACAGACCAATTGTTTCTCGCCACCTGATAGTTCATCGTAATCTATAATCATCCCATCCCTTTCAATAAGAGTAACAAATTCTTTTCTAGCAGTACCCAAATCAATATTAAATTCGACCCTAAATCCCAATACCTCTGAATATTTATCGAGGCATTTATTTAAGAACTCGAGTGATGAATCGAATAAGTATGCCTTAATCCCATTATTACCCAATGGGTCATTAATTAACCAGTTATAATTCTCTAACTCTAATTCTTTATTATGAAAGTCCTCATCAACCTTCCGTAAGTTTTTCCTAATCTCTTTAAGTTTTTGTTTATACTTTGGAGACATAACCTTAAGCTTTTCCTGTTTGAGCTTGGCCAAATCTTCGTCAATAGAAGCAATATCAGAAGCAATATCATCACAATCTGATTTTAATTTCCTATATCTATCATTTACACTACTAAGTTCTTCTAGCCTTTCTAATGCCTCTTGGTATTCTTTATCATATTTATCAAGGTCAGAGAACGCTTTATATATTGATTTAGCATCACGTAATGCACGTTTGTAGTGACCAGCTTCTAACTGTATTACTAATTCTTTAATTACTTTCTTGAGTGGTACATTCGATAGATTCTTTGCATCTTTTATCTTACCCCTCAAATCAAGGATTAGTTCATTTTGTTTTTTAATCTTTATCTGAAGCGAAGCATCTACTTCATCCTTGATTTGTTTTTGTTTTTCAATTAGTAGCTTAGTTAGCTTTTCTCTATCTTGCTTTAACTCTCTTCTTTCTTCTTTGATTTTTTGCTTGAAGGATTTTTCTCTATCTCTCATATCGAAGTAAGCTTCCTTGTTAGCCTCTAATTCTTTCTTAAGCATTTGAGACTCATGCTCTACCTCATTTATTTGAGATATCAAGTTATTTTTATCTTGTAATGCAATGCCTTTAGCAAGGTTTAAGAACTCTAAGTCAAATACTTCTTCGAATATCTTTTTCTTATCAGAATTAGATTCTTGTATGAGTCTTTTTATACCCTGACCAAACATGATTGAGTTCATAAACAGAGTATATGATAAACCTATCTCTCGGTTTATAAAATCTTGTATCTTCCCCTTCCCTTTGATATCAACTATATCCCCATCTTTCATGAAGATAAGTCTGTCTTTACCTTTAGCACCATCCTCAAGTACTTCATCATACTTTTGACATCTAACTATCTTATATGTATGAGAATCTTTCTGAAAATATACTTGTACCTTAGTACCCTTGTAATCTTTAGGCCTTACTTGCTTCCAAGTATTTACCTCAGAAACACCCTTTAGGTTTTTCCCATATATTGCCCATACCAAGGCAGAGAGAATAGTTGATTTCCCTTTCCCATTTGGGGCCTTGATAAGTATGGTACAAGTTGGGTTTAATTGTAGATGTAAGGATTCTATTGAACAAAATCCTTCTGCCTCTAAGTTTAAGAACGTTAACATGACTCAGCCTTTTTAAGTGTTTCAATTAATAGATTAGTTTTAACCTCATCTTTAATACCTTTCTCTCTTAGGTATCTCTTTGCTAGAGACTTCTTAGAAAGTTGCTTAGTAATCTTATGTTTGTTATTAACTGGAGTACTAGCTTTTTGAGGGATTACCGTATAATAATTGCCATCATCATTAATATCCTCTTCCCTTTCTACATCGATGAACTTTGGGAAATTTTTCAAAGGTACAAACTTCAGAGACAAATCTTCATAGATTTTCCAATACCCCAATTCACATCCCCTATCGGTTCTCCTCTGATGATTAGGGGCTCCAATCATATAAACCTTCTTTGATAGTCTTTGTGGTTTGTGTATATGCCCACATAATACTAAATCGAACTTATTGAGAACATTCACATTTAAGTTTTCTACGGAATCTATTTCCCTACCATCTGTATCTTTTGCACCAGGATAATCGGTGTGTAGTAAAAGAATATTCTTTTTACTTTTATCTAATTCTAACTTCTTTAAGTATTCACTTAGACCCACGTTATTATCAATATAAGGAACCCCATATACCATAATATCTTTATGTGTAGAAGATAGTTGGGTTTTTTCATAATCTAATATCATGATACCATACTTCTCTACTTGATAAAGCCAGCTAAAGGGTTTAGTACCAACCTTACTTATTTTCTTAATATCATGATTTCCAGATATGGCATATATCCAAAATCCTTCGATTAGTTCATTATAACATATCTCTGCTAATTCTTGGTCCATTGTTTCGGCCTTATGAAATAAGTCTCCACAAAATAATGCAGGACAGTTAAACCTTCTACATAATTTCCGTATAATCGACAAAACCCTGAAACTATTCAGGGTCCTGTGATTGTTCTCATTAAACTTAGCCCATAGATTTATATGTAAATCTGAAAAGGCTATTGCTATTACTTCTTTCCCCATATCCTATCTAAATGGTAATTGATTTGTTCCGTTCTCATACCTAAATCGAGCTCAGATATACAAATAGTGGGTATTTCCCAATTTGCAAGCAATTCCCCCATAAGAGATGATATCTGAACTTGGAAGAATCTGTTAAGTATTCTCTTACCATTATCTTCCATTGACCAATGCTTATAAGTATCTAGATTTAATGGTAAGAAGATTGCTACATCACATTGATCTTCCATTAAAGTCTTACATTGACAGAAAAAATGTTCCATTTCACATTCTGGTAAAGTTCTTGATTGCTTATACCAAAAATAAGCAGCCAAATCTGCATAACTCCTATCAGTTACGAAGTATTCTCTATCCTTGAATAACCTATTCCTTTTGTTCAGAAGTTGAAAATCTGCTTTATACATTGCCTCCGAACCGAGGGATAATATTTCATTATGTGATACCCCTTCAGTAGCAGGTAATAAATCTGACATACTACCAGAAATAAAAGGTAGATCTTCTCTCTTAGCTATATACTTAGCTAAAGTAGTTTTCCCTATACCAGAGGGACCCACAAACATAATTCTCTTACTCATGATGTAATGCTTTAAATGGTTTTATAAATTCATTTGTCAAAAATGATGCTAAAGAGTATTCGATACAAAGCTCTTTGAATTTCTCATACTTAAACTTCTTCTTTGACTTAATTGGTAACTTATCCAATGGATTATGTCTTACAAACCAGAAAAGGTCGATTAACTGTTCATTCCTTTTCCATATTTGAAGATATTCTTTGTTCTTACTCTGGGCAATAAACTTCTCAATTCTACCCTCATCAAGGATTTTCCTTGCTTTTACTGGGCCTATACCCGGGAACCCTGGTATATCATCGGAAGTATCTCCAACCATTGCAAGGTACTCTACCGTTTCATGAGAATGATAACCGAATAATTCTTTGCAGTTATCCATTCTTATCATCTCATCTTTTCTGGGATTATATATCCTCAGGTTATTTGATAGCAACTGGTTAAAGTCTTTATCCGATGATATAAGTATCATTTTCTCGGATTGGAATTTTTTAATTGCAAGGTATGCTAAGAAGTCATCTCCTTCATATACTGTAGATTTCTTTTTATCGAAGATATAATTAATTCTTAGCATACCCAGCATTTTCATTATAATTGCCTTTTGCTTTTGCAATGATTCGTAATCTACAGATATATTTTTTCTATGTCCCTTGTAATTGGGCAATAACTTCGTCCTTACTGGTGAATGACCATTATCGAATGAAATATAAACCTCATCCGGTTCGAACCTTGTAAGATACATATGTAGAGATTTGAAAAATCCGAATATTGCCCCACTCGGTTTGCCATCGGTAGATTTAAGTTTTTCAAATTTGTGAAAACTTTGGTGTAAAATATTTTCGCCGTCAACTAATAATATTAATTTTTTATTTTTCATATTTATTTTTATATTTAATATAATAATCTGATATTAGTTGATGTCCCAGCCCGGTTATCTCTGATACCTCTTTTCTAGTAAACCCCATACCTATCAACTTAGTCTCTCTCAAATTTTTCTTAAGGTACTCTTTAATTACTTTCTCTATACCTTCTACCTCTTTCTTATTCATCGTCTTCCTCCTCCTCTTCTGAATCTGAATAGTTTTCATATTCTACACCATCGACTGGGAATAGATTTGTTTCTATTTTCTCCAGTTGCTTTTTAGTAGTACCTATGGTATTTACTCCGGCTTTCCGTAAAAGTTTTCTACGAAGTTCATCGTCTTCTTCCAGAAGCTTTTGGAATTTCTCTTCCCCTCTTGCAAGAGTTTTACCTTTCAATTTATACCCACCAGTAGTTTTTTCGATTACATCGGTATCTACCAATACATCTTCTAAAGCATAGCATCTATCAAATCCAACCTCATGGAATTTAGGGTTGAAATATACTGGGCATTTACTAATTGTAGGTCTAGGAGGAGCGACCTTATTTTTAATAAGTCTGATAGTGACAAGTTTCCCAGCTTTCCTTTCTTTCCCATTTTGTTTAATGGTAACAGACCTTCCTGAATAGAAAGCAGCTCTGATTGAAGCGTAGAACTTAAGTGCTGCACCTCCTGTAGTTGTTGTGTTATCTTTTCCAAATCCGACATTCAAAGCAGTTCTTAATTGGTTAATATAAATCTGAGATACTCCCAGTTTGTAGAATAATTCACTTCTGATACGAAAGTATTTGTAAAGAGCCTTTGCTCTACCTCCCATTTCTGCTTTACCATCAACCATCTTAGCATCGATATTATCTGTACAGTCTGTAGCTGCAATAGAATCAATTACTAAGAGTATCGGTTCATTGTGAGTTAATTGAGAACGTAAATATATTGCTAAGTCTGCTACTACATCTGCAATATATTCAATACGTGTATCATTAACAATGGTTACTCTTGCGGGGTCTACCCCATTTATTTCAGCCCAAGAATTCATCCAGGATTGTTCAGCATCTACCCATATCACATGACCTCCAAGTTGTTGAGTAGCATAAGCAAAGTTATAAGCCACTAAAGATTTACCAGAGGATTCCTCTCCAGCAATCTCAACGATTTTACCGTAAGGAATACCCTTACCGAATAAGTAGTTCAGAGCAAAGAAAGTAGATGGTATATATAAATCGGTATCAGTAACTTCTGAAGCTAATTTAATCATACTTCCATATTTCTTTGCCATCTCATTTGCTGTTGGTACTTTTAAACCAACCTTAGATTTCTTTGCCATAATGTAATGTCTTTAAACTAAAGAAGGTGATAACAGAACGAATCTAATTACCACCTTCGAATGAAACCATATTACTAACCCTTAAATATCCGATTTGTATTTTCTTTTCTTTTTCTTGGGTTCATCATCTTCCATGTAATGGTCTTTGTGAACTCCCTTTTTCTTTTTCTTCTTTGACTTATCGTCATCATCGTCATCCCCATGGTCTTCGTTTAGATACTGTGAAAGTAAATCTTCCAACTCATCATAGGATTTGATTTGAGAACGAACTATACCCTCAAGGTCAATTGTACCTTGGTATTTCTTGTCCAACTTAGTTGGTTTGCAAGCACGGGCAGAATAAGTGGTATCTAGTTTACCAGACCCGGAACGAATTACCTTGATATCGTATCCAGTTTTTGGGTCTGTCATATCACCTGCCTCATCTTCATCAAGGTAAAGGTCAATGATATCCTGGTATACTGAGCGAGGAACTAAAACTCCCTTATCTTTGCCTTCGTAATCTACCTTACTACCCTTTTCATCTGAGTAAATGATACCACCGATAACATATCTTCTTCTTGGTACCAGGTTCTTGGCAAGTTCCTTGTCATCTTCATCCTTGGAGTTTTTCAATTCTTGGTATTTCTCCATGAATGGGCAAGGTTCATCAAAAGTAGCCGGAGATATAACTCCTCCCAAATTGCCACCCAGGTAGAATTGAATAATTTCGATACCCAATTCTTGGTCATCACCCGGAGATTTAATTCTCATCCTCAGAGTTCCCTCTTTTGGATATACTAACCCACTACCATTTCCCTTGGATTCTAGCTGTTTCTTTCTAGCTAGCATCTTTTCTTTTGTAGAAAGTCCCTCTGATGAAACTTTCTTTTTCTTCTTGTCTTTTATCATAATGATTAGTTTTAATTATTCGGTTCTGAGTAAACTACTTCGTTCATACTCAATACGGTAAGAACGTTTTTCTCTAAAAGTTGTTTGAGAGCAGGAGATAGTTTGTCCGTTTCGAATTCAAGTTCTTTACCTGCATACAAACCATAGGTAACTATTCTACCTACAGCAACCAATTCTCGGTAGGTTTTGTATTCTTCGGTAATTTCCCCACTCTTTACTACAACCCCTTTACGAGGAACTCCCTCTTTTACTTGTTCAGGGATAATCAAACCGGATTTAGTTTGATTTACCTCCTTTGGAGATAAAATAAGTACCCGGTTTTCTGTTGGGCATCCGGGTAATTCTTGATTAAATTTCTCAGCTACAAGAGGTGAGATAAATGTCATTGAATAATTCATATTCTAATACTGTTTTTTAAAAGTTAGTAATTGTTTATAGTTCAATGGGTTAACCCTTTCTTAGGTTCGCATTAATAGTTCTTAATATATTTTCGCGTGACTCATAACATTTACAGATAGTTATGAACTTATTTGCTTTTTCTACAGCTTTTAAATACCTTTCATTGATAGAAGAGTATTTCTTGTTAAGATTTGCCTTATGAGAAACATATTCGTTATTCCACCTTTCATTGGCATCCTTATAATATACCCAAGCATTGGAATAGGCTTCATCCTTTTCCCTTGCTAGTAAATCTCTTTCCTTTATATACTTATCTCTAAGAGAACAAAGAATATAATAACTAGAAGGAGATTCTCGTAGCTGAGAATTAATGATATTCTCATTGATAGACAATTCTTTTTGAATATCAATTTCTAGGGTCCTACCCTCAAATTTAACCTTTAGTTTTTTTAGCTCCGTCTTCATAAACTTCTAATAGGTTTTTAAAATCTTCCTTACTAAATTCGCCTTTACTTATAGCATTAGATACTTGAGCAAAAGCCATTTGATAAGCTAAACTCATACCAGGCAATCTAAGAAGAGATTTATAGGGACTAATCTTATCTACTAAAGCTCTTAATCGTAAGTCGCATAAGTTATCAGTTCCCCCTCTATCTAATAATACTAAGAAAGCTGCCCAATAAATATGAGTAGCATCTTCATAGGCAAGTTTCCCATCCTCATCAGTGGCCATTACTTTAAAAGCCATATCTTCTAATGTAGTAAGATTAGTCTGTAATTGATGTAGTTGGGTCTTTACTCGATTGAATAACATCTTTTCTTGTCCACTTACCTTTAAATTCGTAGCATCCAGGTATTTAAACAGATTCTCAATAGAATAACCCAAACATCCTGCAATCATATAGGTAAGGGCAGTTAATTTACTTGCATTCTGATATTCTTCATTTGTTGCCATGGTTTCTTAAATTTATTTTATTTATGTGGACATAGTATCCTCTCTTTTCATTTCTGTAGATGTAGATACTGAATCAGAATGCCTTATATTGGTTTTACAAGATGGGCATTGTAATATCCTAAAAACGCTTGAATTACTCTTATCGTAAACTCTGAAAGTTTCACTGACATCGTATTCAAATTCACAATCACAGCATGGGCATTTAGCTCTCCATACTGTGGGTCCGTTCAAAATCTTTTTCATATTGCTTCATTTGTTTGTTAAAACGTTTCTTATACTCTGAAATAGGTATGTGTTTATATTTCTTATGTTCTTCCATATATTCTTCTACTGAGAAATCAGGTTCTAACATTTTCTTATAATCATAACCCGGAATAAAAGGTAACTCTTCTGCCATTGACCTACCAATAACAAACTCCATGTCCATTGTGACATCATCTATCTGAAAGCCGAAGTATGGCTTAGTTAATGGGTTCCTATAAATTTGCCACATCTCATATATACTCCAAATATTAATATTCTCTGGTTTAGTAATCTGATAATTAGCATCATGTACCAAACATACAGACTTAGTAGAGGGTAATTTACCTTGTCTCATTAAGTAGTATATTAGAATACTTCCAAATAAACACATATCAGATGCTGCTGATTGACATGGGAAATTTAATGCTAATCTCAAAGCATAAGCTTCTTCTCCCTTATCATTTGAATATATTTGGGGTAATCTTCTTTTCCTCCCAAATAATGATACCAGATGCCCATTCTTTCTAAGGAATTTCTCTTGTTTCTTCAAGAAGGTCTTCAACTTGGGGTGTTGACCAAAGAAGATGTCCATTTCCTTTTGGGCTTCTTCTGGTGTAACTATAATACCAGATTTTGGGTCAGATAGTTTTACTGCTAGTAATTTTGCACCAATTCCATAAATAAGTCCAAAAGCAATTTGTTTAGCTTGCTTTCTTCTCACCTTCCATATCTTATGTTCTGGATGATTTTCATCCTCATATATCTTAAGAGCTTCTTCATAGGGTATATGATATTTAGTAGCAGCAATTGCTAAGTGAGGGTCCTGACCAGAGTTAAAAGCATTAAGATAAGTTTCATCTCCAGATAGATGAGCCATAATTCTTAATTCTGCCTGGCTAAAATCACTAGCAATATATAAGGTTCCTTTAGGAGCTTTTAATTGTAATTTAATATTGGGGTCTACGGATGTCTTGGGGATTTGTTGAGCATTGGGTTCTGCAGAGGATAATCTTCCACTTGTAGTCCCATGAATAAGAAATCTTCCATGTAATCTATCGTCATCTTGAACTTTTTCATTCCAACCCTCTATATAGGTTTTATACATCTTCTCTAAACCTCGTAATTCAAGAAGCCTATCAAGGAAAATTGCCTTAGGTGAATCGGGTTTTTTAACGGTTAACCTTAGATTAGTAAGAGTCTCTTCATCTGTACTTGGTTTACCGGATTCATTATTCTTAATTACCTCAAAATGAAAACCTTCTTCCGAATACATCAATGCAGGTAAATCAACTGAACTACCCAAATTAATGGGTCTTATTAATTCTTGTTCCTTTTTAGTTGTGAATATACCTGCCTTAATATTTGAAATTTTCTGTTCCCTTGATGCAATCTTACGTTTATCCTTTGGGTCATTATAATCTAACTCTTCAAGTTCTGATTCGATAGATTGGATATACTTATCAACCTTTTCTTGGTTATACTTCTTTTCGAATTTCTTTACTCTTGGCAAATCATATATAGCTTGTCTAGCCGCATCTATTTTTGGTTTATATGTTTCCAGTAGTTGATTATTGAATTCTCTATCTAGATACAAACCATTCTTCTCTACTGAAGTGAGTACCCTTGATGCAGACATAATTAAATTCCTGAAGGTACTGTACAAACCAAGGTCAATCAGCTTCTTTTCAAAGAATATCATTAACCTAAGAGTATAATCCGTATCTTGACATCCATAATGGCAAAGTGGGTCTAACTCTTTTTTATCCCAAGGTATTTTATCGAAAGCATCTTGCTTCTCATAATTACCATACTCTGGTAAATACCTTCTTACCATTGATTTTAAATCATTAGGTTTTTCCTCGTTTAGTAGATATTTTGCAAGCATACCATCTAAACAAGTACCTCTATAGAATATTTGATATTTCTGGTTTATCTGGTCATCAAATTTCCAGTTCCATGCAACCTTGGTTATCTCATAATTCTCAATTACCTCTTCCCCAAATTTCCTTAGCATCTTTTTCCAATTCCACCCTGGAGATGTATAATCTTTTGTTTCGAAATGGTCTAAAGGAATGGAAGCACCAAATCCTGGCATCCAGGATACTGATAAGATGGTTGGTTTAAAAGATTTGTTGTATATAGGAGAACCATCAGTTTCATAATCCACACTTGCATACCCTGTATACTTACATAGATTAATAACCTTTTTAAGCATACGCTTATTTTTAATAATCACATATCTAGTTTGCATGAGTTATGTCTCCCATCTTTAACGCATTGTTGAATATTTTCTGACTGAGTACCCCAGTACAGATTCTTATAAAAGTTGTTCTTAGGATTATTATCCCTATGACATACAAAAGGTTTATTATCTGGGTTAGGGACCCAAGCTAAAGCTACTAACCTTGATACTTGTACATAATGCCTCTTATGTAAATCGTCCTGGATTACCAGTCTATAATACCCCTTATGATTCGTTACTCTAGTTAATTCTCGCCAATACCCTTTATCATTAGAATCACCAATACCAGTTTTCGATTTCCTACCTAAACCAACTCTCCTTCTAGTATATATCCTTCCTCTTTTAGAAACATAATAACCAGAAAACCCGGGTAGATTATCATAAAATCTCTTTCGTAAGAGTACTGGAAAATTAGATACATATTTTTTCTTTATCTCCATAATTATAAATAGAAAAGGGACATACCCACCAGTAGTAGATACATCCCTCGTATATTAGTATTTTTCTTGTAAGTCTTCCAGATTAGAAGCTAATGCTAACCAATCTTTCTTATAAGCATGAAGAGAATCAATGGTATGATATAGATAACCCGGTTTTACTCCAACCTCTTTAGCTACATATTGCATGAGTCTCCATGCAAGATATACATCATTACCAAAGTGAGTAACAAAATCAGAACTTCTTTGGTGATAGCAAATATGTAATACCTTCTCCCCCTTACTATTCTGACGAATAAGGAAATCATAATACATAGAACATGGAATACGTTGTCTACCACCATAGTATAAGGTATCATCATGCTCAAATATTGGTATAATTGCTTTTCTTGTATCTGGGTCTCTCTTTAAAAGACGAACTAAATCTTTTATTAATACTTCACCCATTCTCTCATTGTATGTGTAATCGAACCTACCCTTTTCATCAAGGAATTGTTCCCATAAATCTTTTCTTAATTTCCAAGCTTCTCCTGGATTTATATCATTAGGGGATATTCTTTCTTGGAACTCTGCATCTGCCCATTCTCTTGAATGAGAGAATACGAATAACCATACCGGGTCTCCCAATGAAGTTAAGCAATATTGTTGGCAAATGAGTTCTTTAGTAATAAAATCCTCATTACCTTCAATGACTTTATTTTGATAGGTCTTTGGTTTTACAAGTTGACCATAACTGTTGAGTTCTCTGCCCATTTCGGACATTAACTCAAAACTGTTAGAATATATCCTCATATTATATAAATATTTAACTGTATGACATTGTAGAATTAACCCAGGTCATATGCCAGTAGCGAAATACAAAATTATCAAAATCCTCTACCTCTTTCATTAACAAGGGTATATCTGGTTCTGCACCGTTCTTTTTAATCTCTAAAACTTGGTAATAAAATTTGTTTACTAATCCTATCCGCTTCTGATTTAAAAATTCCCTAGCTTCCATTGTTGTTCTTTTGTTTTAAAAGTTTCTTCTTATAGGCTTTACGTTGAGAGTAAGAAATTACATTCTCGGGATATTCAATATCTTCGTATTCAAGAAGTAATTCTTTTGCTTTCATTGATTTATATGTTTCTTCATATAAATCTGGTCTGAGCACTTTAAAACTTCTAAAGAATACCTTGAATGAAGAGAATTCCTTCTCTGTACCCTTTTGGAATTTCTTCCATATCTCTTTTATTCTCTTATTCCAAGCATTCTCTTCTGCCCCCTTAAGTACCTTCTTCAATGGCTTATGGGTATGATACATTAGAAGTGTCTCCACATTTCCGTACATTTGAGTCGCAAATAGGTTGATTTGTACTGACTGGTCCGGCCCATATACGTACTCTGACATTCGTTGAATTAATAGGAAATCGAATATTAACCTCTTGGTAATTTCCGAAGCCCGAACTACCATTGTAATAACTGGGATGTCCTCCCCGAATCGTTTTGAAAAAGTCGCAGCTATTAGACATTGTTTACCGTTATCATGATGATTGTTAAACATATAAGTTATATTGTAATTCTGATTGTACTTATTTCTCAGTACTCTCAGTTTACTACGCAACAAGTCAAGCTTATTAAAATCTATGTAGTTATTCAATAAGCTAGTCCACTTAGTTTCTTTATAATTGAAACACCGCCCATAATCAAATTCTGGGTCTACCCATGCTTTTCGTATCTTTATAAATACATTATACACTACTGCTACCCCACTATTGGCAATAGCCCCCTTTGCAAATAAAGCAGGCTCTAATCTTAGGAATCCCTCATTGAGTTTTTCCCATGCCTCTTGTGAAGTAGCAAATTCTAACGAATGGAGGGACTCCTCCGGATTAAGTTGAAGTCCCTCTAATTTATGGTTCCATCCTGACATGCTAGTAATTAGTATTTTGTCTCCATAAATTGAGACGTTGTTTTTTAAAGAATAAACTAAATAATCCGCAAGGAGTAAACCCATTCATGGCTAAAAATCCCATATAGAGATAGAATGACTTTACCAAAGATTCCTGAAAATCTATTTCTTTGGTCATCACTTGAGTTTGTTTCCAGGGTCTACATTTAAGGAAGTTCCTTGCTTTATTAAGTTCATATATTACTTCCCATAAATATAGCTTCTCATTTTCATGAGATATCTCGCTCATTTCATGAAAACCTGGGGTATAAGAAACTATCTTATCATATTCTGCTCTATCTTCTCTTGCCCAATCAGTTGGACTTAGTATAGGGTATTTCCTTACACTTCGATGATCTGGGTACTTGATGAGTAAGTCTTTGACTCCAATTGCCATTACCTCAAATAAACTCTTTGCATCTTGGTATTTTAATATATCTTCTGGCAATATATTAGAATACAAAAGCAAAGTAAAGAAGAATCCCAAGGCATCTGCTTGTTCTTCATTTGCATTTGCTAGATGATTTAATACCTGAGTGTATTCTTCTGAGGTTAAGCAATCATTATTCCATCCATAATCACGATATATAGATACTACTTCATCGGTAGATTCGAATCCTTCAGTTAACTCTTCAATAACTCTACCAATAAAATCCTTTAGAATAACTTGGCTCTTTGGATTATTTATATCTAATGGGTAATCTGGTAGCTTTTCTATGGATTTATACCCAGAGAATTGCTCTATCCCAAGAACATACATTTCCTGTAGTACCCGTGCCTCAGTTTCTTCTACCTGAGGCACTTGTTCATTTATATTCCTGATGTCCATGATTATTTACTCCCTGATGAACCAAAACCATTCCCTCCTCTACTTCCCCACATCTGGGATTCAGTATAAAATTCCTCTTGTTGAATCTCTTCTGGTTCAGTAATATAGATAGGTACATGAATAAATTGTACCAGCTTCTGGCCAGCTTCAATAACCTGGGCTTCTTGAGAAGTGTTGTATACTCCAATGTGTATCTCTCCAACATAGGGAGAATCCACTATCTCGGCAGTAAAGATTAATCCTTTCTTAGTAGCTATACCAGATTTGTTTGCTGCCATTAACATAGATGCAGGAGGTTCTAGCAAACCTTTGATACCCGATGGGATAAGTATCCTATGCCCAGGTTGTAAAGCTATATGCCTTACGAAATGTTCACTAAAGGGTATATCCAAATCATATCCTCCTGAATCAAATTCATTCTTAGAGTGGATATCCTCTGAAGTCAAGTTGGTTGGTACATAAAAATCTAACCCAGCATCATTTGGGTTTGCTCTGTTGGGAGATACTACCTCCCTTACTTTGATAAATCTAAATTTGTTCATAATATATTACATTTACGTAAAAGTTGTCCAAAGGTTAATTTCTCGGGTCTAGAAACATGTACTCCCAATGAATTACACATCCTGATTACATCGGTAGAACCCTCCCTACATAAATTAGCAAGTACATCTTCTTGCTTTACAAAATAGTTTGGGTTGTTAAGGTATACCTTGAACATAGCCCATATCATCTCTATTGGTTTCATTATTTAGTACACTCTTTATAAAGTTCTCTAATACGTTTTCTAGGTACTTCAAATTTCTCAACGGTTTTGGTAATAACCTCTTTTCTGTCTTTCCCTTTCCGAATCAAGCCTCGGATGTATTTCTTGATACCAACGGTATCTTCAAGTACATCCAAATCCTTGTATTGATTCTTCTGTTCAAGTTCTTTTCTTGTAATGTTCAAGTTCTGTGACATCTTGAATGCACATAATTCTGAGTCTCCGCATAGTTTACATTCCTTAGTTGATAAATCATACCCAATACCAAAGCAAGGGTCTCCATTAGTCCCCAGAGTACTTACATCTATGGGAGTAAGAATATCTTGCTTCGATAAGTCAGGAAGTTGTTTCTTTTTCTTAGCCATTATATATCCTTTTTACGTTTATAATAAATGTATATCTCACTGTTATCTTCTATCGGAACATAGGAATAACCCATGTTATTAATAAATAGTTCCCTGAGTTTATATAATTCTTGGTATGAATTTCTATCATGACTCTCTTGACATACTTTGACTACCATACCATTACTCCAGTACAGATAGAAATAATGAGTAAAACATTCGGGGGTATTTTGAGAAGTTTCCAAGTTTGATATCCATATCAAATCTCTACAGTTGAATACATGTTTAGGATTATGTACCTCTCCCACAACAAGAGACTTAAACGACTTAAACCATTCTTTAATCTTCCTCATCATAAGTATAATTAAGGTGTTTACAATTAGGACAGACCCATTCTTTGAAATGCCATCCTTTGATTTCCAAATCCTCTTTATGAAAACGTTTCTTGCATGAATGACATTGATAACCATCCTTAGAAAATATGAAGTCTAAAGCGAGTATTATTATCATAATAACAACCGCTGTAATTAAAATATATTTCTCCATCACTGAAAGCCTTTAATTTTCTTTTTAGTGTTATGGGGTTTCCTTAAGAGTACCCAGCAATAAATACCTGATGCAGAGATTTGAATTATCTTCCAACCTTCTGATAAAAGAGTAGTTAGTTTAGTATCATCCTCATCTCTGATACATATTAGTTTATCATTATTCATAATGCCTATATGCTTATTAATTGTAATCTTCTTTTCCTCCTACGGAGAAAAAGTAAATACTCATAGTACTTCTAGTTAACTCTTAATAAGGCTATGGTTAGGATGTTTCTTCCATAGCTTATCTAACAGTATTACTTTCAATTCTTGTCTCTGATAATATTGCTTCCTATGTTTACCATGCCTATCTAAATAATTCCCGGGATAGTGAAGGTCATCCAGGTACACTTTCTTTTTAGATTTATCAGTTCTTACCAAACGACCAAGAAACTGAATAGATTTTTCCTGACTATCCATGCTTGCTGCATTAAGTAAATACCTAAGCTTAGGAAAGTTTTTACCTCGAGCAATGATTGTAGTTGATACCAGGATATCTATTTTGCCTTCCCTAAAATCCTTCATTATTTGTTGTCTTAACTTAGAAGGAGTATTAACATGCACATAGGCAATATTATAGGCATCGCCCAGTTTCTTTTTAAAGAACTTATATAGATTTTCACAATGTGCAATATGCTTGCATACTACGAGAGCAGGGTATCTGCCTTGATTAAGGTTCCATAGTAATCTATTATAAGCCATTAACCAAGCTGTATAACAATTGGTGATTGAATCATCGTATATTTCCTTATAGGAAATACAATCAGATTCCCAATTACCATACCAGGGTTTACCAGGTACCATCTTTACAACGGTTTTTGTTGAGTAACCCTTTTTGATAGAATCCTTAAGTTTAAACTCGGCAATCACTTTACCAAAGAAACATTCAAGGTTCATATTCTTAACCCCATCCTTAGCAAGCTTACTCATATAAATCGTACCAGATAATCCTATACGAATTCTGGTATTAAATAACCGAGTGATTACATTCTGATATTGCTTACTACCTCCTTGGTCAGCCTCATCTATAAGTACCATATCTATTTGAGATAATTCCTTTTGATAGAATCTCATATTTCTCGAAATAGATTGAACCATACCTATAGTAAAGTTACTCCAGTTTAAAACCTTGCCTTGAACAAAAGTGATATCTTCTCCGGGAAGATATTGCTTAAATTCTTCTCTAGCTTGATTTAACCAATCAGAATCATTAGTTATTAGCAAAGTCTTTAACTGCTTCTTATAGGATAAATATAAAGACGACATGATAAGTGTTTTACCTGCATTAACAGTGTAATCTAATACGCCAATATGAAAAGGTGTATTCCCTACCTTATTATTGATAACTGACTTAACAGCTTTCTCTTGCTCTGGTCTTAATTTATATTTGCCTATATTCGTAACTACTTTACTGACTTTAGGTAAAGGTTGTCTCATATCTACAACTTTGGGTTTAATTCCCATCTCAATACACATATCATATACTTTGGGAAGTAAACCTATTTTAAATTGCCCAGTCTTGGTGATGTAATGAATCTTACCGTCCCAATTCTGCATACCTCTTTGCCTTGTACGTAAGTAGAAAGCATTTGGATGTCGAATAGCGAACTCATTATAAAGTTTTTGTGCGAACTTAAGAGGTAAGTCGAGTTCGCACATATTTCCATTCTGTATGATTATCCTACTCATTTGATAATTACCGTTACACCCTTAGTAGATTTATCCATACCCATTGCTTCCTTGAGAAGTTTAATATGATGCTCCTCATCCGCAATCAATTTCTCAAGGAAATAATTCACGTCATCGTAATCTGGGCGTTCTTCGTATTGAGCAATTGCTCTTTGAATTTTCTTGTAGTGACCAATAGTTTCTATCTCGGAATTCAAAGCAACCTTTAAAGCTTGTTCCCAAGTAGAACCAATCTCAATCGTAGGATTAATATTCATGGTAGAGTAATCCTCATAGGGATCTGCCTTTTGTAAAAAGTCCGATATCTTATCAAGGTGTCTCATCTCTACCAAACCAATACCCAACATCAATTCTGATATTTCTTCAAATCTAGAAGACTGTTGGGTATACATAATGATGGCACTTAGTTCTGAGAACTTGGCATTCTTCCAAATCACATAGAACATATTAATTATCTCATCAGGCCATGGTTCGATATCCTTAAAATCTGGATAATCCACGGATTGGTCTGAATACTTGAGGACATCTATAAAAGCATTAGCTGCATCCTCTACTCTGTTTCCGAAAAATTGTAAACCTTTCATATCATTTTCTTATTTTATCCCAAAGGGAACCTTCAACTTCTGGTTCACCTTCAAGTAGTTGTTTATTCTTATATTTATATAAATACTTATTGTATCTTTCAATTGCTTTATCCGTATACATTTGTGCAATATCCGGTAACCCATTGCACCATGCAAGAGATTCAAACTGAGCATCGATGAAGGTCTTATAATTCCAGCCCTCCTCTTTTAGGAATTCACCTACCTTTGCAAAGTGTACATACTTCTCGGGTTGATTTTCATAAGACTCATATATACCAGTTGCCTTAGCAATCTTACCTATGAAATAATCATGTATCTCTTTAGTAAGTTCTAAATCTGAATGTTGTAATTCTATCTCAGCATCTATCTGATTAGTAATGTTCTCCTGCATGGATAATAACCTTTGCATAACATTACGATAATCAGTCATCCTCTTTAACCCAGTCTCAATGTATTTAATAAAACCTTCCCGGGTATCAAATTTGAAATCTTCACAGAAGTTATTACATACTTCTGCAAGCTTTTTACAATTTGCCCATTCTCGAGAATTACTTTCGTTTATTTTACGAACCCCTCTATGCTTTAACTTTATACGAGTTGCATATAAAATATCAGCAACAAGGGCAGCATCCCCCTTAGATGCTAGTAAAATGTTATTAACTCTCTTAGTATTCTTATTGTTAGAAACTAAGACTGCTCTATGATTTATTGCCTCCTTTCGAGCAATAACAAAAAAAGCCTCAACCGGAAAGTTATTTACCTCTAAGGTATTTAGTATTTCCTCAAATTGAGACTTTGTGATGTGAATGCTGGGTTCTCTCATTTTTTCTTACTGGGATGATCAGAACATGTTACAATTGCAGATACCCAAATCAAAATCCAGATACCTATACCTATATACCCTATTACACCAAACTTATCTAACCAGTAGATAACTCCAAAAAATATACAAACTATAATAGACATACTAATCAATATCCCAAATAGCTTGATAAAAACTATAGCCCAGGTTTTCATAAATTCTTTCATATCCAATTATTATAAGTTATATATTATAATAGGAACTCCCTAATCCAATGAGTTTCTGATAGCAATCAATTCTTGATAACTTTGATACCGAGTATTATATACTAACCTTAAGACTTCCCTTTTCCCAAGATCGTTGCAATCCTTTCCGTCTGGTAAAAACACCACCTTGACCTTTTTATAGGCAACAAGTTTGAGCGCCAAATTGATTGCATATTGCTTGGCGTCTGGGTCCAAGAGTATAATATATCTTTCGCATTGGGATTTAAGTAATTCATTGATTTGGTACTGACTAATAGCTTTGCCCATTGTGGCAATTCCTCTATCGCCCATTGTGAGAGCATTAAGTGCTCCCTCGCAAATGAATACCGACCGGTACATTTCCAATGCGTCATGATTAAAGATGATAAATTGTTTGCCAAGGCCTGTGATATCTTTATCGGGATTATTATACCTGGGACCTTTTCCGATAACGTTCCGAGCATTGTAATATTTAAGTTGTCCTTGATAATAGAACGGGATGATAAGGTACCCATATGTTGAGCCGCTTGTTCCATAGCCGATACCGTATCTTGAAAACTTCTCGAGGTTAAAGCCGCGTTTCTTGATATATCCACGAATGCTTTTTGCAAGTTGGCTGTCTCCGAGCGAAATATTTCTAAATCCATCTGGGAGATATACGGGCTTACTTTCGGTAAGTTCGATTTTCTCTTCCTTAAACTGTAGTTCATCAAATTGTCCATTGTTCAAAAAATTAATTAGTTCATGGTACTCAGTAAATCCTTCTATGTCCATTATTAGTTGAGCAGGAGAAGGATGGGCATTACATCTAAAACAATTGGTTCTATACATAGAAAGGTTAACTCCCAACTTATGTTCTCTCCCACAATAGGGGCAAGTTGGTATACGTAACCATCCATGCTTATAATCGAATGCTCCTAATCGTTTAATGAAGTATGTCCTTAATCTAGATTTAAACTGATTGGTTATTTTCATTTAGGTATCTCATTTAAGTTTAATTTACGATGTATATTATCCTTACCCATTACTGAAATCAGATTATTACCATCCCTGATAGATTGGTGTACATTTTCTTTCTGGGTACCCCATTTTAGATTCTTATAATAATTATTATAAATATCGTTATCTAAGTGCATTACTACAGGTAAATTATTGGGGTTAGGTACATAAACAGTAGCTACTAATCTGTGAACAAAAATCTTTGTAGACTTACCATCCCTATAAAGGGATACACTATAGTATTTGGGACGTTTCTTTGGTATTAGTGGGGTAAACTCATTACTTAATTTACCCCTACTTCCTCGGACATATCTTGAATATACGCTCCCAGTTTTAGAAACGTAGTATCCCATAAATCCTGGTATATTATCTTTCATTATATATCTCCTTGCTTTTTGTTATATTTCTCTATATTAGCATCTGGGTTACTAGAACTTTTTAGAGAATTATCCAGTTGTTCTCCATATACCCTGTCATATTCTTTTCGTTGTTCTCTAGTAAATTCGGTACACTGTTGAGTTTCTGTAGAGCATTTAAAAAGAGCTCTACCTGATGGTAGACCATCCCTTTGAACCACTATCTCGGCCCTTAATATATCATCCCTTTCTTCTTGTTCTGTAGCATTTAACCCCATAATTACTTGAGCATTTCTTACTATGGCTATAGAACCAGATATATCATTTTCATCATATCTGGTTTTTCTATGTTTTTTACCCTCTCTAGTAATATGATGTGCAGTCCAGATTATATCAAGTTTCATTTCTTCGGCTAAGTTACTCAAGTCTATATATACATTAGATATTCTTTCGAAATCTTCCCTATCCCCCGCTATTGATGCAAGTTTACCAGCGTAGTCAACCATAAGAACTTTAATATCGATTCCTTGATTACGAAGTTGAATTATCTTTTCCCTTATATAAGTGGTATTAGTAATCATTGCTGGTACACGCTCAACCACTAATTCAACTCCAAACCTTGCAAGTTTCCTTAAATGCTTTGCCTCAAGTTTATCATATTCACCCGAGTATAATTCCTTCTTGGTTTTATTAATACTGGATTGAATGAAACGGTCCATGATCTGTTCTTGACCATTTTCTGTATCAATATATAATACTGACTTCTTCATTCTGAGATAACCTCTTGCAAGGTTTACCATAAAGAAGGTTTTCTTTGCCTTGGGTTTATCTAGTATCACATTAACAGAATGCTCTGGATAACCTCCTGCATTAGTTAGTTCATTCAACTGCCTAAATGGGCAAGGTATAACTGAAGGTTCTGATTGTCTTCTAAACTGTCTCTCGGTAATATCCCGAATCATATATAAAGGTTCATCTTCTTTCTTAGGTTTACTTTTCTGAAGTACCTTTTCAATCTTCCTCGAATACTCTTCGTATTGTTCGAAGTTATCCAAATCGAAGGAATCATTTAAGTTCTTCATCTCAACATAAGTAGAGAACTGATATATCTTTTCTTTTATATAATCAGAATCCGATAGGGGTATATGATAGAGATTACTTATTAGTTTATTGATATTGGGTATATCATCTTTAGTTACCAAATCCACATAGGTTTTAGATTCTAGTAACTCTTTTAATACTTCCTTTAGAATATTCTCAGAGGGCATTCTGCCTTGCTTCTTAAAATATTTTGATATACCCTCGAAGATAAGGGAGTGTTCTATGAGAACCAGGTAATTGGATTTAATCCTTTTGAGTACTAATCCTCCTTCCTTATCTTTTAAAACAAACCTGAGTATCTCGAACTGAAACTCAGGAGAAAAACTGAACTTGATGTTGTCTTTAAATTTCTTCATATCTGTATTGCAATATTATATAAACTAATAGATTTTGATAGTACCGAGATAGTTCTAAGTATGTTGACATCTATCTAGAAACTACTAATCCACTACCTTAAGCTCCCGAATATTTAATATTATTATTTTATATAAGAAAAAATACTTATATTTGCATAACGAATATTTAAAAACATGGGAAAAAGTAAAGGAAATAACGGTTCAGAGCTTCATCGATTAAAACCTATGCAAGAATATGATGAAGCTACTTTCAACAGACTTTATAAAGTTTGTAAGCCAGTAATTAGAAACCTTACCAGACAGATTGATTATAAACGGTTTAATCTTACACCGGATATTATCCAATCTTATTTCTGGGATAAGATGTTATTTGTTTTCAACAAATACTATGGTGAATGTACTGAAGAACATCTTAAAGCAAGAATCCTTGCATCACTTAGTACATTCAAAAACAAATTGCTTCGTTCTGCATACGGAGAACAAGCAGAGTATAATCAAAGCCTCTTTAAACTTGATGACTTATTCGACAATGACAAAGAATTAGAGGATGATACCGAAGAAGAAAAAGCTAAATCAGAAATGCTTGATATGATGTATACATATATGAAGGATAAGCTTTCTCCAGATGCCTATCTTTTATTTGAGGTATTAATTACTCCTCCCCCTTTTATCAAGGAAAGGCTTGAAAATAGTACTCGAATAACTAATATAATGCTTATCGAATTTTTCGAAATGCCTAAGACTAATGAATCTATGAGATATATATCAGAACTTAGACAAGATATACAATATTGGGAAGACCGAGCTAAAGAAGAACTTAAGTATTAACACAAAAGAAAAGGGGCGTTTCCCAACGTCCCTCTCCCAATTAATTTTTACTACGCAAAACACAGATTGAAAACAAATGTTTACTCTTAAACAATACAAATAATACACATGAGTTTTAATACTACTAAATAACTAATAACAACTTTATGATGATATTTTTTGGATATATCGTAATGTAATAGTCGGTGGCAATTTCTCAATATCCAAAGTTTCTACCGAAGTTTCTTGTAAGAAAGATTCCCCTAATAGGTTCCAGCTTACTACGATAGCACCATCTTGAATACCCTTGGTAGGAGTTCCTCTACCGAAATCTCCATTCAATCCCGTCTCCCTATTAAAGAAAGATTGAGGACGAACGTTCTCCCACTTGTTAGCATCATCCTGTTTACCTTTAGATACACCAAGAGCATGCCTATGCTTAGGAAGGTCATCGCCTTTAATTGAGATTAGGAAGTTGCCTTTAGTTGGAGTATAGTAATCTCCGACATTCTGTAGCATTACTTCATCTCCAATCTGAACTCCTCCAGCTTGGTAACCAATAACTATTCTACCAGCTGCCTTAGTATATTCTGCCCAGCCCTCCGGTATTACATCGGTTTCCCAAAGGATGATAGAACCTATTGGTAAGTTAGCAGTACTCAGAGATTCAGAGAATTCTTTTCTGATAGCCTCAATTTGACTATCAATGTATTGCTTGATATTTAACTTAGTACCCGATTCATCTACTACTGGAAAGCCTGAATTTATCTGTTCTACTCTTTTCACTGATTCTTTCATCATACTCTGGGCAGCAGTAGTATAAGGGATTTCTTGGAACTTACCCTGATAGGGTACGATAGCAAAGTTCTCATTTCGTTTAGTCATTGCATCAGTACCCTTACCATATACTCCGATAAGAACAACGGAAGTTTTATTATTAGAGTAATAAGGGCAAGCACTCTCTACCATCTCTAGAAGATTGCTATAGGTCATATCGTAATTAGAATATACATCATTATTAATGATATCCGGTGTACGATTCTCTTCGGCAATCGGATAATAAATATCCAGAGACTTTTTAAACAAGGTGTAGAAGCTTTCGGAGGATTTATTCCAATAAGCTACAAAGTCTACTGGATTATCTACTGGTTCAGAAATAGTAGTATGTACTGCAAAGAGTAATACTTCTTCTGTTGAACCTTGGGTACCTTGGATATTCTCAATGGTAAGGGTTTGTTCATCAGATATAAATACATACCCATCCCTTGAAATACACCCAAAGTTTACATCTGGCAATTCCCCATCTTCTGAAGCCTTTGCCATATACCTTGCCATAATCCTATCCTTGATTACATTGGCATACTTACTTCCAGCAACTCCCTGAGGAGATACCACTAACTTGTTACCATTTATGGTAGCTGAGCCAAATCCACAGAATGGTCCTAAACCAGAAGGAGCAGCAATTGCTTCTGCTGCTTCCTTTGATTTAATAATACCTTCATACTTAAAGTACGTCTTCATTGTCCTTAGTATTTTTAAATTGATTTTTCTGTTCTGACATATCTTTAAATGCTTCACCTACATCCTTGAACTTGAGGGTTAACAATTTAAAGAGTATTCTCCATATACTGTACCGTTTCTTAATACCATGTATTTCACAGATGTGTCCATATATACTATCTACTTCGAAACAGTAGCATATTACCATAACCGTTATTGATACCACTATTGGGTTCATCCCATAGGGTTCCCCAATAGCTTTACCAAGTACAGCACCAAGTAGAACATAACAGATATAATCTACTAGTTTGTTTAGAGTTCTTCTTCCAGCTCTAGATTTTCGAATTTCGATTTTCTGTAACCTACTTGCCGATAACCCAAACCATAAATCTGATAGGATTAGAATTATTGCAAGAATTATCATCCATCTCAAATCATACAAGATTTGTGTACACTCTCCCAATATACCCACAGTGAATGTCTTGAATAAAGCCTGAGTTGTGGTCTCTGTTATTTTATCGATTGTTGAATTTATCATTGTTCTACTATTTGCCAAGATTGATTACTGTAAGTTGTAATGGTAAATGTTTTCTCTGAGAGGTCATCATGTTCCCATTCTAACTTTTGAGGACTAACCCTTAAAAGGTCTGCATCTACTACGGTGAACTTAGTTCTCTTCGAAGTATCTACCACTGATTCGAATATATACTCTCCAGCTTGTGCAGTTACAAATTCATAACCAGCACCACCTGCGTCATAAGTAGTTACTTTACCAACTTCCCTTATTCGACTATCGAAGTCTGGTTTATTAGAAGTACACTTGATTAAAGTAGATACCTGTTTAACATTCCCCTTTAATTCTGCATAAGGGGGAGTACAAGAAATCTCGATGATTGTAGGATAATCTTCCAATATTACTTGGCATCTTAAAGAAGAACCATCATCCGCTACAAAGGTATAAGTCCCAGCCTTGGTAAGAACAATTTCCTCATCAAGGTTATAGGTTTCCCCGTTCTCATCACAGGTAGCAGTACCACTTACATTAACCCCATTTTTCATTTCCTCAAGATGGAACTTACAAGCAGACTTTTCATCCAGTAATTGGTATACTGCATAAGTATCATCTATCTGGTCTTCTGGTAATGCCCAGTTGGGTTCTTTCCAATGACTGTCTGTAGCATCCGAAGGTACTATCTTTAATTTATTCTGATATACTACTGGAGAATTATTAACTACCAAAATAGTCTTAGCAGTAGGGTAAGCTACAGACTGGAAGGTATAAGTCCCTGCCCTATTTGCAGTATATACATAATCATTCTGAGCATTAAAGGTTTCCCCAGTTTCAATTACCCTTACTCTATAATCATCCCCATTACCAGAAATACGTTGTATCTTTACTGTAGCTTTTGCAGAGCCATTGAATAATGTGACTGTTGGTGGGCTAACAGTAATTCTATATACTGCAGTCTTACCAGATACTACTTCGAATATACCTACACCTTCATCGGTTTCCCTTTTATCCAGTGTACATTTAAACTTATAAGTACCATAACTATTAGCAGTAAACTTATCACCGTTCTTAAACAACTTAGTATCACCAATTAGCCTACAATATAGTTCACCAGTAAATGATTCTGGGTAATTCGATTCGATGGTAAGAGTGGTAGTAGCATCCTTGATACTTTGCTTATCCCCAACTCTAAATTCAGAAGGTGTACATCTTACCTTATATGTAATCTCTTCTCGAGTTACAACAAAGGAAGTTTGCTTTACTGGGAACTCTACAATCTCAAAGATGTAGGTACCAGGCTCTGAAAATTCCCAAATTGAGCCAGAGACTTTCACTATATCAGTACCGGATAATCGTACATTACAGATTTTCACGGTACCCTTATAGGATACGTTTGCCCTTACTACTGTACTTACTTTTAGGTTAGTAGGAGTTATCTTTCCAGTAATAGGGTCACAAGTAATAGAATATACTCGATTATAAGATTCTTGATTAACCGTGATTTGAGTTACCTTAGTAGGGTCTCCCACACTTCTAAAATAATAAGTACCTGCTCTGGGTATATTAAAAATGGAACCACTTTCGTGTTTAGTGTAACCCCAATTTATATTATCACTGGATATCTGATATCTTAGGTTGGCATTTATCCAATCTGAAGTTACAGTTACCTTTACCGGTACTTCATATACCTCTGAAGTAATAAGATTGGGTTGGTCCGGATTTACTAACTCAGCTTTAATTGTATACCCATCATTTACGGTAAACCCATATTGAATATCGAAAGATACATGATAGGGTATGAATCTTTTAAAGAAAGCCTCTACGGCTTCTCTAAATTTTCTGAAAGCTGCCGAGTTCGAAGTATATCCATGACCGGTAAGTCTAAAGGTTACCGGTATACATTGAGAACAATCGAAAGTATTATCATAGGTATACTTATCGTCATAATGGTAATACTGGTCAAAGTGCGGATTACCTTTTACCCAACCATCATAACTATCAGCCTTTGCAGGGTCAGTTACTACGCAGGTTAACCCATACAGCCTCATCATTATTTCGAAGAACTCAGAGGTACCTCTTATTTTAAAAAGAGATATCGAATACTTCAGGATGTTTCTTACTTGAGTACTGGTTAAAGTAAAGGGTCCCTCCTTTGGTATTATCCAAAGCTTAGATAACTCTTGGAGTTTAGCATCGGAGTAGAACCCATTAAAGTACTCTGCCCATTTCTGTGCATCTATAGTGTTCCCATAAGCAAAGGGCATTTCTCCGAGGAATTGCCAAAGGAAATTGAGATACATATCCGGAGCCTTATCTATATCAATAATGTCTAAGATATTCTCAATATCCTTTGTAATGTAATCTTCAAAATGCTCTCCACAAATTTCTAGAAACCTCTCTAAGATGCCTTTGCCATTTACCTTATATGTATCTTGAGCTTTATACTCGAATGGCAAAAAGTCGATTAGATTTTTGAGGTTTATCATTATACAATTTCTTTTACGGTTAAAGTCAATTGTGAAGCATTTTCGAATACTGGTAAGTTAAAACCGGGGTCTTCATAATCATGGTTAGGTTCTGATACCGTAATAGAATACCGATAGCCCGATTGATAGCTGTTGTTCTGAATGTCCAAAGAGAAATCAAAACCATTAGCTTTATCGATAATCTGGATAGAGCTACCAACTGAGCCAGTAGTTACATAACCATTTGATACCGAACGTACTGTAAAGGTAGTTGAGGAATTGAAGGTTATGTAGTAGGTCATAGAACCCTTTGCCTTGTTCAATTTAAATTGGCCAAGGTTTAATTCCTTATTACCATAAATGGTAGTAGGCCAGGGTTTAATATAGAACTTAGTAAGGTGAAGGTAATCTACGGTTGATAGATTATCTATCAGGGCATAGATATCTGATACTCTTACGCTTCCTCCTATTTGAGCTTGCTCCGGAGAATAGGCATTATATAAAGCCGTAAGAATTTGAGTTTGTATCTCTGGAGTCTTATAAGACTTCTTACCAGTAACTTCCATCTCTAGAATAATCTGAACCTTGCCTGCAGATTTAACCTTTAACCAAGTAGTCATAGGTGCTCTTTGAGATAATAGGTTGTATACCCTATTTATTAATTCAGAAGAAGCAACAGCTCCACCATCAGGACTGATATATACTGTAAGCTTTCTACCACATTCATAATCGGCTTTAGCTTTGTTTACCCCATCAACCAACATAGCCAAACTTTCGAAATCCTCTTTGGTAATTGCTACTCCCAAAGTCTTTACACTCAAAGGTATATGTTCCTTAAGCATTATAAAGTTCTCATAGTTTGAACCACCTCCAGCATCATAAGCATTACTTACTGTAGCATCAGTAATTGAAGAAGAGATTATTGAGGGTACAGAAGTAATGGTATTACTCTTTACATTACCTTGAGTACCATTAGTTAAGTAGAATACTACATTGGTTATTTTTGCACCTGCTGCAGGTTTCTTACCGAAGGTTCCATCCCCAAACATTATGTAAGGGTTAAGAGCTTCATCTACTGAAACCATAAAGTGTTTATCCGTTGGCTTTGATTTTGCAAAGGTATCTACCAATACCCAAGTTTCTCCACCTATCTGTAAAGACATAGAGCCCTGTTCATAGTACTTACCATTAGGCAATGTACCAAGGTGAACTATTACCCTGTCTCCAGTAGGTATTAGCATATTATTAAGAGCACTTGCAGTATATTTCTCATGTTGAATTATAGGTACTTTACATGTGGTTACATTTGAATACCAAGTTACATCTCTAGCAGATAACCAAGAGTTACCACTGGAATCCGTAAATAGAGTTCCTTGAGGTATGGTTAATTTAGCTCCAATGGAATTACCAGTAATACTTCTGGATAAGATTACATCTACTGTAGCAGCAATCGCTGCTCGAGCATGATAATCTACCAGAGCTCCATGTTTAACTACCGAATCATACCTTCTTGCAGTAGATAGGAAGGTTTCCCTTGCCATATTATCTACATAATAGTGAAGTACTTCGGCAATTGCCGCAAACAATGAGAGGATGATAATTAAGATATTCCCCTCCGAATAATCCGTTATGAGTTTCTGACCCTGAGGGTCTTTAAGCCCCATAAGGGATTCAACCAGCTTGGCCTTAATCTGTTGATAAGACCTCTGGTATGGATTAAGCCATTTATTTGTGATTCCCATATTATTGTGTATTTAATGAATTATCTGACCTATCATAGGTGATATCGAGGTACTGACTAGAATTTGTTCCATTTATTACATAAGCTACTTCTATGTGTATTTTTGCATCAACTCTAGTAACTGTGATATTTTGGAAGGTTATTCTCTGTTCCCATGCACCTAGGGCTTGTTTTAAAAACTCTTTAATTATAAAACTTAGGGCTTGTGAGTTTGGTTCCTCAATACATTGCCATAGTTTACTACCAAAGTTTTCCTGTCGAAATCTCTGACCTATCATATAATACAATATAGAACTTATATTATCCCTGATAAGTTTAAAATCCCCGTTTACTGGGTACCAACCTCTTTCACCCTTTTCATTAGTTGTAAGTTGGATAGGATAAGTTACACCTATACCAACTAAGTCTGTAAAGTAATTCTTTTCCATTAGTGTATGCAGGTTTTATCCTCATAATCGTCTACAACGAATTGTGAGAAAGGTTTAGTTACTTGAGTTACTGTAGGACCTGAAGAACCTGGTCCAGTAGTTACACCTGAGTGTACATGAGAATTGAACATACTGCGAAGTTGTTCTAGCTCTTGGATAGTTTGATTTAGTTTTTCTGTTAGTTGAGCAATATTGATTAACCCCTGATTTTCTCCGGTATTTAATATAAGGGTATCACCTGAAGATACATTGATATCCTTATTAGCTGATACCACTACATTAGATTCAGAATAAACTGAGATATCTCCATTAAAATAAAGATTTAGTTTCCCATTATTATCGTCTATTACAATGAGATTACCTTCTGGAGTAACTATCCCCATCTTATTTGGGCCATCCAAAGGTTGGGGTACTTGATTCATACTCCAACCATGGTATTCCCATAAGGGTTTAGTAGGATCACCAAATTCAAAAGTAATGAATACTATATCTCCTACCTTAGGGGCTAAGAACTTAAATCCACTACTTATTGAACCATGTTGTCCTTTCGGTAAAGCCCAAGCAAAGGTACCTCCCATTACTTCTGGTATACATACTTTTACCCTATTCATCTTCTTTTCGGTATCATTATTATCAACAACTATCCCCCGATAAATAGAGTAATACCTTCCAAGACCCTCTAATCCTTCTTCTGTTATTATTTTTGCAGTTTCATAGCCCATAATTACCTCACTTCCTTATTCTTAATATATTCCTTGAATCTCTTTATGGCTACTTCCATATAATCGAATTTAACCCAATAGTCATCTGGTACTTGAATATCCTTAATGGTTATTTTTCCGGGTACTACCTTGCCCGAAGAAGTAGTTAAACTGCCAGAGCTTACAGCTATACCCTCGGCTTTCTCGATTGGAGTCTTAGCCAATACTTCGGTATAATAAGCTTTCTTCCTAGCCATTTCGTCTCTACGTTTAATATCTAATACATTTCCTTCCTTATCCATAATACCAGATTCAATGAAATAGGCAACCTCATTGTAAGTCCAACTCAAATCCAATTCGTTGATATTACTCAAAGCCTTCTTATCTTTACCCTTAGAGGTTACAGCATTAGCTTTAGCATCATTAGCTACAACGGTTTGAGTAGACAATCCAGTCTTAGAAGTAGTAGAACCAGCCCTACTCGAGTTCTTCACTAACTCTAAATTAGTTACATATCCCTGGCCTGCATCCATAGAGTGGGTACATTGTTTTATATACCAAGGACCAGACCATCGTTTACCCACATTTTCTAAGATTAGTATTTGAGAAGAAGCTAGTAAAGGTCTTCCAACAACTTGCATTTGACAAACCAGTTTACTCTCTGTATGCTTTAAACCACCATTAGCATTAGCATTAGCTGCCCAAGCCCACTTATCTATCCCTCCGTATCTACTGAATAAGTTATGGTAAAGTTTGTACAGCGGTATTTCAACATTAGCCTTTTTCCAATGTTGAACTTTTACTGTAACACTGAATACACCAAGGCTGGGGTTTAATGGATTTTTATATTTGATAACCGGAGTGTCATCAATCACCATGGTATAGGGACCTTTCTTTAAAGCCGATATACCTCGATAAACACTTTCTTCATCCTCTAATCCCCAATCATTAGCTCCACCCTTGGGAGTATGTTCTGGGTCAAAGTCTCTTGGGTCCAGGTCTTCTATGACCATGTATTCCATTTGGTCTTTACCCTCAAAAAGGTACCTTTCGTTCTTAAGGATATTGTATATATCTTCATCTAGGGTCTTACCATTAACCACATTCTTAAGGGCTGCATTTAAAGCTGCACGTCTATCAGCAGGAAATTCTTCTCTTTGAATGGTTTTATTTATGATACTTCTTACCTGGTCTGTACTAAGTTCATTAAGGAATTTTTCTTTACCTTGTCTATATGCTTCGGCTGGGTTAGAAGCAGAATATTCTGCTACATCTTGATTCCATTTGTCATTCAATTGTTTCCTAGCTTCAATTGAAGCTCTTAAGTTAGGGTCGGTACTTATAGTATGCTTTAATCTCATTTCCATAATAGTTGGTATATCTTGAGGATTATTTTCAGCACCATATTTACCTACTGAGGTATGCCAGTTCTTATAATATACCCCATTATTCTCATTAGCTACTATCTCGGGTAATTTTTCGGTATCATCAATTCCAGTACTTAATATTTCTAAGTCTTTACTTTCAGGATTAATAGTAGGAGAGAGTGTAGCCTTAACTCTTTTAGTTACCTTCTGAGTAGAAAATTGAACACTGAGTACTTCGCCATTCTCACCCTGATAAGTATAAACAGTTACAGGTTCTTCATGGAATTTCCTATTGTGTATATAAATAACATTATCTCTTGAATCTATGTACCAAGGGCCATTAGTATAACCTCTCATCTTTTGTTCTAATTGAACTAAGATGTTCTTGCCAACTAACCCAAAGTCACTATTAATCAGAGCCTTCAAATCTTCTGGCATAGCCACTTCTGCTATCCCACTGTATTTGTTAGCATAGAGTACTTTACCAGTAGTGGTACGGGTATTCTCTGTAGGTACCTGTAGTGACTCATATACTTTATTACTTATTATTCGTTGTTCCATTACTGAAATATTTCTATGATTACACCTACACCATTATTACAGCCTCCATCTAAATATGATGATAAACTGTTCTCTGAAGCTTCAGAGAAATTATATGGTGGTTGATATCTTAAATCACCGATAGAGTCTATACACTTGATAGTTACATGAGTACCAGTAGAATCAAACTTTGCCTCAAAGTCCCTGACCTTAATGGTTTTAATTGGACCTGATATGAATTGACCATCTGGGTATATATATCCCCACTGTAAGCATATCACACTACCCTCTTGTAAAGCATCTATATCTACAGTATCTGGGTCTCCAGTATCAAATGTAATTGTAGCAAGATTTTCTTTTTCTTCATCATACCTATAATTCCAGGTACTAATATAAGCTCCAAGAGGTATACCAGTAATTTGGTTCATTATCGGCATACCTCTGAAATCGAATAGAGCCAAATACGGTTGACCCATTCCGTTATATAATATGGGTTTTTGTTTAGCTGCCATAAACTGGGATTCTTATGAGTGTTCCACTTTCCACCTCTTTAAAAGGATTTAATATACCATTAGCTTCTGCAATAAGATACCATTTACCAGAATCACCATAATATCTATAGGCTATATTCTGTAAAGTCTCTCCATCCTTAATAGTGTGTTGAATATCATTAGGGGACGAAGGTACAGAAACTACCGGAGCTTCTAAAGAGTAATCACCATCCCCATAATTTAGAGCATAGGCATTATTATAAGGACTAGCTCCCATCAAATATTGGTTAACATCAATCATATTTAATACCTCCCGTCTTTTTAAGTGAATCGGAATTTATAAAATCTCCATAAGATAAGTTATATGCACTTACTCTCTTGAAAATCAATTCTTGAGTTGCTGCTGCAGGCAATAACCTACCATTACCAAAAGTAGCTGGCTTTCCAGGTACCCTTATTCTATAACCGTTCTGAAAGTTCTTCAGAGTATAAGTTGCTGAAGTAAGAATGTAATAATGGTTATCAAAGATACCAGAATCCCCCCATTCTATCTTAACAATAGGAGGAGCTGATTGATAACCATTAGATTTAGACCATGCCTCTAATAACCTACATTTATTGATTACCTCTTCTGGATTTTCTGGGTCATTACAGTACCAAGACACATTGAATTGAATAATGTCTTCAGCTCCAGTAAAGTGATACATTGGTACATTGCGACCCATTGATTTAATGGTGGCCCATGTGGTTTCTCCTCGGAAGTCTAATTCCGGAGGTCTATTCTGTAAGGTAATGTATTGAGTGGGGTTAACAGTCATATTATATATCCTTACCTCATTCTGATATATAACCTCTGCTTTAGCCTCGAAGTTTCTGTAATTAGTAGTATTCTTATTTCCCTTTGCTGGGTCTACTCCTTCGCCTTCTTCTAATCTTGGAAATTGTAATTCCATTCTCCATTTAGCCTGGAGCTGTTTGTTTAGGATTGGGTTCTTGGATGATATCTGAGCTTCTCCTATTACCCCATTAGGGTCATAGAGTTTACCCTTTTGAGCATCATCTTTTGGAAGAGTAGAAATAGTTCGATTAAGTAATATCCGAGCTCTCCATAGTTTATTTAAGGGACCCGTAAGAACACCTGCTGTATCTCTTGTAAGGTCATTGTATTTTTCAACAATCTTACCTGCTGCTTTATTTAATACTCTAGCCATAGTGTTTTTAATTTTATAATCCTAATGCTACACCAGTATAATCTTGCTGAGAACCCAAAGAATAATCTCCCAATATCTCACCATCTACACTGATATTAATCTTACCGTCTTTTAAGCCATCTCTAATAGCTGCTCTCATTGCATTCAGAAACCTTTCTTCATTCTGAGCCCTGATTGCAGAGGGGTCTTCTTTATTCTGAGCTTCTGTATTTCTATCTACTGATTTAATAAGACTACTTCCTACCTCTATTAATAGTGGAAGACCTACGGTAATTGCTAATCCCCAGGGTCCACCAAGTAATCCCATAAGTCTACCACCGAGGGATGCTAAACCCTTTATAGCACCTTGCCTAGCCACTTGACTACCAACTTGGGCACCTGCTCCAGCTAAAGCCCCTCCAGCTAAATTACCCGCCATAGTAGTTGCTAATGGTACTCCAGGATTTGGTGTCTTAACATATCTTCCGGTTTTAGTGTTATAAAATCTACCAGCAGAATTCATACCAATACCGCTTGACATCATTTGGAGTTGAACCATGGTTCTCATAAGGTTAACCATCCTTACCATGTGTGCTTCCATAATGGCAAACTGAGTATTAGTTTTTATTGCTGCAGCAGACATACCTTCAGTAGAAGCAGTAGCAATAGTTTGTAAATACCCAACAGACCTAATAATACCTCTTACAGTATTAAACCCTGCAACTATAGTACCCACTACTACTGCAGTAGCTCCTATCCTAAGACCAAAACCTCCAACCCAAGTTTCTGAGATAGAATTGATTACCTTAACAATTTTATTACCAACATTTAAAACAGGAGTAAAGATTCTACCCAAAGCTGCACCTGCGGTAACTGTTAAGTTCTCTATACTTGATTCGAATTGGTCAATTACACCTGCATCGGTTTTAAGACGTTCTTCATTGAGTCGATTTACTGCCCCAATGTTTTGGTCATAAGTAGCAAGTATCTTACCCATCTTATCTCTACCAGAAGCAATATCCCTAAGTACGGGGAGCATACCACGATTACCACGAACTCCAAAGATATTGAAGAAAGTTGGTGTTTCAATTCGTGAAGGTAAATCTACTGCAGCCTTAGCAAACTTCTGATAGATAGTATAAAGGTCTATAAGATTACCCTGAGCATCGAAGAATTCATCTGGACTTAAGCCCAGGTCTGCTAAAGCGTTATAGCCTTTCTTTTTTTGGTTAACAAGAGAGAGTTGTAAGTAACGAATCATATTGGCCAGTGAGGTACCTGCCATAGAACCCTGTATACCCATATCACCCAATACACCAATAGCAGCAGCGGTTTGCCGAAGGTCTACTCCAGCAGTTGCCATATCTGCTCCTGCATAAGATATGGACTGGGCTAAGTCTGTCAAAGATATATTTGCATTAGTAACTGCAGTATATAAGTCATCGGTTACTCTAGCGGCTTCTCCCATTGGGATTTGGTACATTGACATGATATTAGTCATCAAGTCAGCTACACCACCTTTCTGTCCCACTGGCATAGTAAAGATTGAAGCCAGCTTAGATGCTGGCCCAATCATTTCTTTAATAGCATCGAATTTATTACCTGCCATAGCCAGGTATCTTTGTCCTGATGCAACATCTGAAGCAGTAAGAGGAGTTATCTCATTGACATCCTTTGCCAATTGTAACATCTCTCTTTGTTCTGCAATGGTAGCACCAGCAATTTTCGAAGCAGTCCAAACTTCATTCTGAACACCCGCAGAGTATTTATAGGCCCTTGCCATTCCCCCTACGAGCTGCATTCCGAAGTCCATTGTATTAGAAGCCGACATCTGTATACCTCTATTCCAGGTATTCATATCATTCATCATTGTTCTGAATGACCCAGATATCTTGCCAGCTTCTTGAGAGAATCGGTCTTTTAAAACCATGGCAACACCGACCTCTACTATACTCCTACTGGTATTCATAATTTACTTTCTTTTCTTTAATTGTTTATAATATTGCTCGGCCATTTCCTTGAATATTTTCCTTATTCGATACGGAAGACGTAAAAAGCCGAAATAGTCTAAGGCTATCTCGGCTCTGGTGATATAAACAAAATCACTCTCTAACATTACTCTTCCGTCAGGTAGAAAAAATTCGGTGCCCAAACTATAGGATAAGTTCTTTCCTCTCCAGTGGTTGGATTAGTGATATGGGATTCACCTTTGAAGATAGGGTCCATAGATAAGATATGCTTTCTCATCTCAGCCATATCCTTTGCAGTAAACGGAGTAAAGTTTTCTACCTTCTCCCAACTACCATCGACCTCTAAGTAAAGGTTCCGACAAAGAAGAGGAGCATTCTTAGTTTGTTTATCCAAAGGCAACTTCATAAACTCTTGTTCTCCCTTACCAGTCATACAATCGAATTTAATTCTCTTGCCAGATGAAAGAGTGTATTCATGGTCTACCAATCTAACTCCCTCTGGATAATAAGGGATAGCATCTGGCTTCTGATTTAAATCCTCTACAGTTGGAGTAGTACCGTAATCGAAAAGGAACTCATGAAGGTCTTGGCCATAAGTAATCTTACCACCATTCTCTTTGCCCCAATCATATTCGAATTCTACTTCCTCTCCCAAAGAGAAGATACGAGAATTGAAGATAATAGCATAACGGTCATTGACTGGTAAGTTAAGGGCATCATCTACGGTTAATTTCCCATTAGGGGTAGCAGTAGTTCTAATTACGATTGCTGCAATGAACTTGGTAAGGTTCATCAAAGTCTTCATGTCTGAAAGGTTACTGAGAATATCTTCATCAGCACCATTTTGTTCTCTGATTTCATATTCGAAACCAGAAGGTCCGGTAAATCTAAATGTTCTAAATTCCATAATTTGATATATTTAATGTTTACAAATGTTCATAGTACTCCGTATAACAACAAGAAAGGGGTGAGCTCCTATCACAGGAATCCCACCCCTCCACCGAATCTTAGTGAAAATAGACTAAGGAATTAGTATTTATCTGCAGTACCAACTGAGAACTCTATGGACTCAATGGTATTCTCTGAAGCCATTCTGTCCAAGTCTAAGCCGGTAATCTTACATGGCCATACCTCTTCGAAGACATGGGTATTAAGAACTGAGACTCCATCTTCGGCAAGTTCGTTTACAATTGCCGTTTCCCAGTATTGGCTTGGTACTAAACCACCACCAACTATGTGGTCCTGGCAAGAGTATAGCCAATCATGAAGCCATGTATCAGAACCTGCAGTAGTCATAAGTTTCTCTACAATAAGATTACCTATAGTAACCCTACCTGCAGTTTTAACGTCTCTATTGACGTCCCCATGAGCAACCTGGTCAATCTCAATATCCGGCAAAGTACAACTTTGGAATAGATAGGTATTGATAGGGTGTTTGGGGAACATGATGCTCCACAAGAATTTCTTCCGTGGGTTTTTTACTTTTGCTCCCATTGTGTTATGAGTTTATAAGTTATTACTTGTTTCTACGATTGATACTGCCTTAGAAGCTGCATCGATTACAATCTCCATAGTTACCTCTTGCATAGGAACTACATCCTTATACTTAAGGATAGCACGGTACTTACCTTGACGGGCATCTGCTTCGTTATTAACCGAAAGGTCATCCCAAGAAGTTGCATCTTGGTCACCCATCCAGGTATACTCGGTCATAGCATCTTCGTCTACCAAAGAATCCAAGGTAGGCTTAACCTCCAACCAGATTCTCTTCCAAGTACTCCAAACGTTGGGTTCTTCGATATACTTGTTGAGTACCGGGCGAAGGAACTTCTTCAAGTAAAGATTCAGTCTTACGATTGAAAGGAACCTTTCAGAATCCTGTTTCACTTGAGAAGAGAAGCAATGCCATAGCATGGTTTGCTTACCTGCATCTGGAGTATCTTTGATTACCATCTCATTGATATAATTCTGAGCAAGGGTGTTCAGTTCGTTATATCGAGAAGGAGAACCATAGTTAGGGCATACTGGACCAACTGCATCCCCAATAACTCCTCGGTTCATACCTGCAAAGGATTTCCAAGGACCATATTGAGTAGCAGAGGCATCTCCCAAACCAACAATAGTACCCACTACATCGGAATCCTGAAGATTACCATTTTCGTTGTAGTACTTAAGTCCACCACCAAAGTAGGCAATGTACTTAGAGTTACCTACAGTACCAAGGCAAGTCTGTACCCAAGTAACCTGAGCTTTGTAATCTCTTGCCTGAGTACCTTGAGTATAATGGGTTAAGTGTTTGGGAACTTCGATATACAGTACCCATTCCATCAGTTCTTTTGCCATATCAGCAGCAGCCTTGTATACTTTGAGTACCTCTGAATCTTGTTCCAAGTGTTGAGAGATATGTGAAATAAACAATTGGTAGAAGTCTGTGTAGTCTCTTACCAAGTCCAGTGAAGCAATCCATTCTTCGGCAGTTGGAGTGGAACCTGCACTACCGATAGTACCCTTAAACAGTTTCTCTGTTTCGGAGGGTGCAGCATCTCCCACGGTAATAGTGATAGCATTCTTAGTACCGTCGATATCATCGGTAAGCCACTTAATTAGGTTTTCAAAAGAGGAACCTGCAGTAATTACCGGCTTAATATATTCCGAGTTCTTAGCAAATGCACTAAGAGCAAGATAATCTACCGAAGTGTTATTGTTATCATCGGCAGTTTTGTAGGTTATTACTGGACCCTGTTCAAGTACTTGCCCATTAGCCGAATAGATTTTATAATACAAGGTATTAGCTTGCTTATAAAAACCAACCTGGAAAGTATCTGCACTACCAATGGGATCTCCATATCCCTTGGTTACTAATCCAAAACTATAGGTAGTACTACCTGATTTTAAAGTAATCAGAGCAGAGGGTTTAGCCGAGTCGGGTACAGCAGAAGCAACTGAAATCCCATCTTCTGAATCTTTAGCTTTTCTTGCCGCAGCCTGAGAAGCAGTTACTGTACCTTGAGTAGCTCCTTTGCCAAGTACTCGAATAACACGAAGCTTAGAACCACCTTGCAAAGCCTTTTCGATATTTGATACAGAACCATCGGGTACAATTTCAGAACCATAGATTCTTTGGAACTGAGGGAATGTAGAGATGATTTCTGAAGGGTCATCGTATGGACCTTTAGTAGTTCTAGCCAATACACAAGAAACTCCTAACATGGGAGTAGTTTGAAGAACATTGTTGTTCTTAAACTTAAAATCAACATGAGGTGAAGTTGGCATAATTCTATTGTGATTAAAGTTAATTACTCGTTTAATTTATACCCTAGAGTATTGTACCTATACCTTAGGTACTTTTAACTCTAGCATCTCATTTTCGTTTTGTTCTAACAATCCAATGAGAACTGAGATATCCTTGATAGGTGTAAGTGTACCTTCTTCCAAAAGCTTTTCTGGGAGAATACCATCTTTACATACATAGGTATATACCTTTTCGAGTATACCATGTTCTACATCGGGATGGTCATAATAATTACCAATTTCAATGAATAGGTTTCCGGTGGGAGCAAGCCTGCCCTTTTCCCATTCCTCTAAGTCATTGAAGTATGGTCTCACGTATCCTCTAGCAGGTAAGCCAGTATATAAGATTGTATGTAGCAACCTCATATCGGCTTGTGTTTGAGAAACTAGATGTACATCTATGGTAATATCTTTGGTTTCATAAGGAAACTCTGAAGCTTGGTAATTACCGTCTTCAAGTCTATCACCAATAATGTATTTGTTCACACCAATATCCCCAGCATAATAACCCTGTAATTCTAGGGTTATTCTTGGGAGAGTTTTAGGGCCTTTTACTTGATTATTCCCTATACCAAAAAGAGGTATAAACTTCTTCATACCTTTAATTGCCTCTTGAAATCTTTTTTCGTTTTCTTGAGACAAAGGTAAGAAGTCTTCTGGGTTTAAGGTAAGACCCATTTCTAACATTGTACTAAGTAGAGAGATATAAAAAGTTCTTTCTACTATTTCTTCTGAGTTTACCATTAAAGTCCTAATCTAATATTTAACTGAACACTTTGATTGCCATTGTCATTAATATACCCATTATAAATTACCTGAATACCTCCAAAACCACTCATTATGGTTTGTAAATGACCAACACAATTTAATTCACTAACCCATTGAGTAGCAATATTTGAAGGATAATCGGTAAGCCATACTTTAAAGGGTATTGGTTCTGAACCAATACCTCCAGGGAATTGACCCTCTATTGTCTTACTTATATCGGTTATCTTAAATTGTTTTATAAATTTAGCAACTTGAATACCGTTGATAAGGTAGTACTGATAACCCTTTACATTACTAATCTGAGCAGTACTAGTATTTTGACCAAGGTTTGGGAATGGTATATTCGGAGTTGGTTCAAAGCCATACTTAGTAGTTCTAATACCTGGAGATTGAGTTATATTTAAAACTATCTCAGTGTTAGGTTCTTGCTGTGAGATAATCTTAACTATAGCAGTTCTTTCCAAGGGGTCATAGTTACTGGGGTTATGTTCTTGATTAGTAGATTTAGTTTTGATAGTAAGCTTACCTGCGGCATTAGCTTCTCCAATTTCTTGGGTTACCTCTAACCAATCTGAGGAGCTTTCAACTTTCCAATCTACAGCACGATATTCATCTTGAGGCTTATTATCGATAAACTTCTGTTGGTAACTGTATACACCTATTTCTAGGGTCTCACCCCTTTTAGTACCATCGAAAGTATAGGAAGTAGTTTCTGGAGTAATACTAAAATAAGTTCCCCAGGTCTCTACTATTTTAGGAGCGGCCTTTTGTACCAGGGTTACTTCCCTTTCTACACCCTGAACTACTACCTTGAGGACCTGCTCTTTTAAGGTCTGTTCTGTATTTACTGCTTTCGGTTTTACACGAATGGTAGCAGTACCAGTTCCTGATAGTGAAGATATTTCAAAATCTACTGCCATTATATAATCCTCCTTATTTCTTTTCTAACTTCATTACGTATTTCCTTTTGTAAGGCAGCTTTTCCACCAGCAGCCTTAAATGCAGGAGCCCAGAGAGGACGAGGTGGTAAATTACCATCTCTACTACCATACTCTAACATGATAGCTATCTGATTCAAAGTTTTTCTTGAAGTCTTACCAGTATAAGTAATCTTCTTGATTCCAATTGGTAAACCAACGAAAGTTCTTTTCTTACCTTTTACTAAGGTAACTGACCTGGCATATTGTCCAGTAAGATTTAGCATGGTATGGTCTCCATATTTCTTTATGGTACCAGGAGCATGTGGTGGCCAAGATACTCCGGAACCCCTTGGAGGTACACCAGTATTCAAACTTCGTCTTACTATACGAAGAAGTTGATTACCAAACTTTTCTGTACCTTTCGCATAACCCTTATTTAAGATACTTGGAGTTTTGGCAATCAACCTTTCTGCACGAGCTTGTTCTCGTTTATCTACGTATATTTCTAGAGGGCCAACTGGAGTCGATAGTGTAATATTAACCGACTTACTTGGCATAATTCTTACTGTTGTTTAGGTTTATCCAATCCCAGCTCCTGAGCAATTCTCTGTAACAGAGTCTCTTGAGTGGATATTCGTTGGTCCATGTATTGACGGAACTCCTCAAACCCTGGAGCAGGTTTACTTGGAGCAGAAGGTGATTGGTTAATTGAATTGAGAATGTTATCGCATTCAGAAACAATTGCCTCAAACTTTGGTCGATTGTTAAGTATATTCAAGGCATTATGTTTCTGCATAGTAACCTCATTAATTATATTCACTACATCGGTAGTATAATATACACCATTATAAATACCTTCATCAGATTGTGATGGCAAGTATACGGTGAGTTGTTCTTGTTCCATAATTCCTTAGTTTAATGAGTTAAAACGAAAAAAGGAGTACACCTAAAAACAGATGCACTCCTTTAATCATCTTGGTATTTTAAATTACTAAGCTGGCGTTGTAGTACCGGTCTTCAAGGCAGCTACCACTTGATTGACGATGTTCTGGTCTCTCTGAGCATCTATCACTCGATTGAGGCGAGCAATCTCGGTGTCTTTAGCAGTGTTCTCGATGAGGCACTTGATTTTCCTGTTGGCCATTCTTGAGGTCACAGCAGCAACGTTCCAACTGAAGAGCCAAGTCAGATTTTACTTCTACTCCCATAATTGTAAGATTTTAAAGATTAATACTTAGGTTAATTATACATTAAATACAGAATGGTGTTGTATTTTTATTACCCCAAATTAAATACGTATTCATAAGTAATTGTTGCAGCATTCTGAGTGATATCAAGTGTAAGTTTTTTACCTGATTCACTTTGAGTAACTGTAACCGTAGCAGATCTTGATGATTCTTTGGTATTCTCTGAAGCTTTACTTGATACAGTCTTACCACTAACTGTAACAGAAGACCAAGAGGGAGTACCAGACAAACTTACGCCTACATCATAAGTATCTGAAGTTTCGGAACCATTAATTACTTTTTTCTTATAGGATATAAAAGCCTTAGATAAAGTATCCCCTGAAGCAGCATGGTGAATGGATTCACTTGCACCAGCACCATTCCAATTAAAATAATAATTATAAGATACACTTGCACCTCCCTGAGTGATATCCACATAATCGGAAGCACCCCCATAAGAAGCAGTAACTCTAATAGACCTACTACTTGTACTGGTATTCTCAGAAGCACGAAGTGTAGTACCTGATAGACTAAATCCTGAGGTATCATTGGTACTTAAACTTGGAGTAGCACTATCAGAGCCATCCCTTGTATTTGAACCTGAGGTATAGTTAGCATACCTGGGTCTACTTGCACTGGGGTACAAAGTTACACTACCTCCAGTATTACCGATGGTATAAGAATTTGCCGTTAAGCTTACACTCCAAGAACCATAGGTATACCCAGTAAATTCGTTTGCTGCCTGGTATACTAGTACACTTACAGATTTGGTTTTACCATTTAGTGATAAGGTACCAGTAAGAGTTCCTACCCGGGTTCTAGATTTAACCGTAGTTCCCAAAGAACCTGCACTAACTGCAGTACCATAACTAATGCTAGCACCGCTTGTAATTGTGCCTCCTCCAGTTGTAGAACCATTCCATCCCCAAGTCTGAGAATATGAGGGCATAGTTGAGAATGAACTTCTACTTCCTCCACTTGCAGGTATATCGGATACACTTCCTCCACTTACAGTGATTTCACTATAGGTTCTATAACCTGCAGATTGAGAACAACTGATAGTTAGTTTCTTATTGGTTTCTGCCTGAGTTAATACTACACTACCCGACTTTGCCGAAGTAGAAGTATTATTTGCCATAGTTACTGAAGTACCAGTACCGGTAACTCCGGTATTAGCCCTGGTATAACTTAAGGGAATTTGATTACCATAGGTATGTCCATTTCGGTATTCCTGTTTATAAGAGGTTACAGTAAATGTTTTTGTTCCTCCAGTTGCCCCAAAAGACAGAGAAGTGGGATTCACTGAGAATGTTTGAGACCAACTTTGAGATGCTGCTGCCTGGGTAAATGTGAATTCCACGGTTTTACCAGATTCAGATTGAGTAGCCAACCCCTTACCAGACCTTGAGGTTAGGTCTAGATTCTCTGAAGCTTTCCAAGGCTTTCCATCTGCCGGATTACTATAGTTAGTAATCCAACTTGGTTTACTGTTTATTACGTAATTAACACTAACAGCAGACCCATTAGCTACATTATCCCAATATTTCTGCTTCGTACTGGTAAACCCAAAACCAAAATTAGAACTACTGGGGTTACCTAAAGCATCAAAACTTATACTGGAGTATCTCAAAGTGAATGTATACTTATAAGTTACCTTATGAATATCTTCGAGTTTAACAGCTTCGTTATTACCATAGGAACTAGCATTGGAGATTTCCAAGCCAACGTAACTTTCCCCCGTTCCTGTAGAGGCGAGTGCTAACAATTCAGCCTTGGTAGGGCAGTCATTACCTGTCTTACCAAGGCCTACTTTAGTTTTGACAGCACTCCATGTTGCTATCTCTCCCATATTAATCTACATCTTTAAGATTTCTGAGTTCTGAGATTTCAGCCTTCAAAGCCTTAATCTCTTCGTAAAGAAGTTTAATACCTTCGATTGCCAGAGTAGACATCTTATGGTACTTAACTTGTTTTACCAATACATATTCTTCACCGTCGATAACAACCGTTTCGAATTCCTCAGGATTAGGAACTGAATCCTTAGTTCTTGGGTCTTCTTCCACATAATGGTTAAACCCTGCTGCTTCCAAACCTTGTGCAATGGTACCTTCATCTTCCTTACCATCCATGATAAAGGATTCTGTAGGTATACTGCAAATCTGTTCCAAAGTATGGGTTAATGGTTTGATGTTAGATTTCAATCTTTCATCGGAAGACTCTTTCCAGAAACCGGAAGGGGCAGTAGTCTTAGCAAATACTACCTGGTCAGTAGTTGCCAATCCCAATTGAGCTCTAGTTACTGTATGAGGATTATCCTTTCTACCTGCATGGTTATTGATAGAAGTTTGAGCAGCAGTACCTGCAGCCTTAGCATCGGCAATAGCAGCAGCCTGAGCAGTAGATACTGGCTTATTTGCATCCGAAGTATTGGAAGCATTACCCAAACCAACCTGGGATTTGGTAACTCCATGAGGATTAGATTTATTGGCAATATGGTTATTTACCTTAGTTTCTAAGGCAGTTACATCTGAACCAGTATCGGCAATCAAATCGTCAACGTAAGTTTTCAATTCTGTACGAAGAGCATTGATGGCATTAGTTCTATTGGTAATCTCATTTGCCAACCCCTGTACGGTATTATCCAAGTTAGTCTTATCTGCTGCAGTCATTACACCTGCAGTAGTCTTAGTTGCTGCAAGTATATCTCTAATTAAATTTGTAGCACCTTCATAAGTCTTACCCTCTGCACTCTTAGTTTTATTATTAAGAGTAGCTCTTACATTAGTTGAATTATGGGTAAGAGTGAATCCAGTAAGAATAATTCCTGGAAGAGAACTATTAAAGGTATCATGAGCATTATCTTTTGCAATACGGGCCTCTTGTTCAGCTTCAATAGCATCTGGTAAGGTTTGATTAAGCTTTATTACACTATCGGCATCCATCAGACCAGCTTCTTTAGTAGTGGCTGGAGTTAGAGGGATTACCATCCCATCGGGTTTATCAATGTAATGCCCTTGACCATCCGTAGCAGAATAGTTACATAAGATAATAACATTACGATTATTTTTGTTAGCTATTGAAACCTTACTAATTAAATTTTTAGGCATGCTAGATACCACATCCTCAAGATGCTTACCTCTACTACCTTCGAAAGCAGTACCTGCGATTTCCCCAATGATAAGAGACGAAGTATTACTGTCTACGAATTTAGTACCTGACCAACGGAATTGGTATGGAGGTTCACCATCGGCAACATTTATATAAATCTTACCAGATTCTCCAACTACGGGAGTTTGGTGACCTGCATCCGTATACAATTGAACATTAGTAAGACCTCCAGTGGGGCTTACATCATAGGTAGCATATACTTCAAGTACATCATCTACATATGAAGGCAAATGGTTAGCAGGTACTAACCCATTCCCATCCAATGGAGCAAAGCCATCAGCCTTACCCTTAGTTGCTACAAAGGCATCATGCTTAGCTTCTAGAGTTTTAATGTTATTCTGCAGTTTAGTATCAAGGGCAGTGTCTGCCGCTTTTCTATTAGCAATCTCTTTATCAATCCTTGCACCCAATGCAGTATCAGCAGAAGTACGAGCAGTTGCTTCATCGTTTACAGCTTTAGTAAACTTGGTATCTAAAGCAGTATCTGCAGCTTTTCTATCAGCTACTTCTTGAGCAAGAGCGGCTTCTGATTTACCGTCCAAAGCTTCGATAGCATCTTTACGGTCCTGAACCTCTTGAGCAATAGCATTGGGTAATGTCTCATCCAGATTAACTTTATCTTGGGCGGTCATTACACCAGCTTTCTCTTTAGTTGCCTTAGGTATACTAATATTATCGGTACCTTTCAACTCGTATATACCGGTATCTGGGTTTTTAGTTGATGGCTGAGATACCAAATTTACATGATCATTATAGGGAACTGAGTTTCTATGATAACTTACAAACTTCTCTGGAAGAGAATCAAACAGTTTCTTATCTGCTGCAGTTTGTACACCAGCTTTCTCTGCCGTGGATGATGGCAATGTAATAGGGTTCTGTTCTACTGTACCATCTTCAACTACGGTCTTAGTAGCAGCAATGCCAACTGTAGTTTCATTGGGAGTTACATCACCAAGGGCAAAATTAGCCGTAGAAATTCTATCCAATTCTACCTTATCCTTAGAAGTCATTGTACCAGCCTTAGTAGCAGATACCTGAGGCAAATCGAAAGTTTCGGTAGTATCAGCCTTCAAACCGTTATCCTTAGTTACGGTTACTGTTACCTTATTAGCATCAGAAGCTGCAGAGAGATCAGTTAAAGAATTTGGGTCTAACCCATCTAACTTAACCTTGTCTGCAGCAGACATAACTCCAGCAAGAGTTTGAGTTACCGGGAGTAAATTCTTGGTAGCTTCTACTTCTTCACCATATTGGTTATTTGCCTTATCCTTGGTTGAAGTCTTTACTTTGAAAGAAAGCTGAGTACCTGTTCGGGTTACAGTACTAACATCGGTAACCATGGTATCAGGCAAAGCATCAGAAGTACCTTCTTCAGCTACCAGTCTTTCTTCATGGTCATCGGTAATGTTAGTGAATTTATTATCTAAGGCAGTATCAGCCTCGGTTCTGTCCTGAATTTCTTTATCGATACGTTTACCCAAAGCTGTATCGGCAGCAATACGGGCAGCTTCTTCTGCATCGATGTTATCCTGGAGAACTTTATCTGCGGCCTTTCTTTCCTCTCTCTCTGTATTTAAGTCAGAAGTATTCTGGTCAATCTTTGCTTCTAATCGAATATCCTCAGCCTTACGAGCAGCGATTTCATTATTCAGCAAATCGGTAATGGCAGTATAGTTACCATGAATGTTATCCTGAATACCCTGAATCAATTCCAGATTACGTTGAATATTGGCAGCATTCTGAGTTACCAGAGCATTGGTAGCATTCAAGGAAGTTAACAGCTCCGTACGAGTTTCAGTTACGAAAGTTCTCAACTCATTTACCGTAGTAGTAAGAGTATTACTTAAGTTAGTGAAAGTCTGTTGAAGAGTATTATCTCCTTGTTCACGCAGATTCTTTTCAGCTTCAAGCTTATTCTCCAACTCAGTAAGCTTAGCAGTCATAGTTGCTGCAAAGTTGGGATCATCACCGAGAGCCTTAGCAATCTCGGCCAAAGTATCAAGTACCTCTGGAGCAGAGCCAATAATCTTTTGGATAGCTGCCTCTACTTGTTCAGAATTTTGGAAATCCGAATCATTCAACAATTCAGATACCTTTGTGATATAGTTAGCATGTTCCTCAATGCCATCCAACTTAGCAAAGAGTAAATCAGTAAAGTCATTTGAAGAAAGTACCTTACCGTCTACCTTATCTACCTTCTTAGAATCTAAGGCTTGGTCAGCAGCAATTCTATCTGCCTTCTCTTGAGCCAAAGCATTATTGATAAGGGTATCTTGGTTAGCACGTTCTGTAGCTTCCTTATCGATATTATTCTGCAACTCAGTATCACCAGCTAAGCGGTCATTCTTTTCGGTAAGTATATTTTGGTTGATACCCGCCATATCATCTTTATGGTTCTGAAGGTTGGTATCAATCTTTGCCTCAAGAGAAGTCTCTTTGGCAATTGCTCGGTCTTTCTCTGCATTAATAGCAGTAGTATTAGCATTTACCTTTGCTTTTAATTCATTCATAGCATCGGTATTACCTGCCTCTAGAGAATCAATACGAACTCCCAAAGCATTATCACCGGCAATACGATTTTCCTTTTCTTGTTCAAGCTTAGTATTAAGGCTAGCTACCTCAGATTCCAAAGCCTGCTTAGCATTATCCAATTTAGCCGTAAACTCAGTACTCAGAGATTTATCGGCTGCAGTACGGTCTGCTACTTCTTTATCCAAATTTACCTGAAGAACTTGGTCTGCAGCTTTTCTTTCTACACTCTCAGTATTAAGGTCAATATTGAGAGTATCGATACGAGAACTCAAAGCACTGTCGGCATTCGTACGGTCAACGATTTCTTCGTTAATCATATCCTTAACTTCCTTGTAGTTATCACCTACAGTCTTAGTTAAGTTTGTGATTGCCTCTGAATTTCTTTCTATATTATGTTGATTAGTAGCGATTGCCGTAGTATTGGCATTTACCTGCTCAGTAAGCTCATTACGCAAAGTATTGATAGACTCTTGCATACTCAAAGCCAAGTCTGAGATACGCTGGTTAACGTTAGCCAGACTTTGAGTATATGCTTCATCAGCAGTCTTTCTTTCGGCAATCTCCTTATCCAAGTTAGCCTGAATTACTGCATCGGCATCTTTACGGTCTTGGATTTCCTTATTAAGGTTATCTCTTACAACTCCGAGTGCAGCATCTCCAGTAGCAGACTTATTGTCTACGTATTCTTTCAGTTTAGTTTCAAGGGCAGTATCTGCATCCTTACGAGCTTGAACTTCAGCAGCTACTTCAGCACTGTTTGCCTCGTCTCCTGCAATACGGTCTTCGATTTCTTGGTTAACCTGTTCTGTAATTGCAGCCAATTTCTTGGTAATGGTAGCAGCAAAGTTGGGGTCATTTCCAAGGGCATCAGCAATTTCCTTAAGAGTATCAAGTACTTCTGGAGCAGAACCAATAATCTTTTGGATAGCCGCATTTACTTCCTCTTCAGTTTGGAAACCGGCATCATTTATAAGCTGAGAGAGATGGGTAATATAGTTTGCCTTCTCTTCAATCCCATCAAGCTTAGCTTTGAGGATATCAGTAAAGTCATTCTTGGTCAAAGAATAACCTTCACGTTTATCTACCTTCTTAGCATCAAGGTCTTTATCACCCTTTTCTCTAGCAGCAGCCTCGGCAGCAATAGCATTAAGCAATTGTTCTTTGTCTTCTACACCCTGCTCTTTTATACCCTCGATTTTGTGTTCGAGAACTAAATCCTGAGCAGCACGAGTAGTGGCCTCTGAATCTATATTGTTCTGTAATACCTGGTCTGCAGCAGTACGTGCTTGAGCTTCCTGGTCAATCTTACCTTGAAGAGCATTGTCTGCATTAATACGGTCTGTTACCTCTTTAGAGATTTCATTGTGAAGAACTTGGTCCTCAGAATGACGGTCTACCTTCTCTTGGTCAATCTTACCCTGGAGAGCTAAAGTATCAGCCTGGCGATTAGTGATTTCTTCATTAATCTTAGAATCCAGTACGGTATCTGCATTGGTACGATTTGCAGTTTCTTCTGCAATCTTTGACTCAAGGGATGCCTTATCATTGATATGGAGAGTTTTAAGGTCATTTACACTTTCCTTAATCTCATTATCGGCAGCAATACGTTCATCTTTTTCCTTTTGGATAAGGTCCTTGAGTTCCTTCTCAAGTTCACCATTACCTTGATTTACCTTATCTTCAAGGTCTTTGATGTCTTCGGCATTCTTATCTACCTTCTTCTCAACTCGGTCGATTTCAGCTTTTAAGTCTGCCTTAACGGTATCAATCTTCTTATTGATTTGGTCTAACCCATATTCTAGGTTATCCTGAACTGCAGCTACTGCAGCACCCAGAGCAGCTTCGGCTTCCTTAGCACGATTAACCTCTTCGGTTAAAGCAGTACGAAGGTCGGTTAATTTATTAGTGATAGTAGTTGCAAAGTTGGGGTCATTGCCCAATGCTTCTGCCAACTCTTTAAGAGTATCAAGGGCATCATCAGCACCATCAACCAAATCACTAATCATCTGTTTAACTTCTTCCTCGGTTTGATATTTCAAATCATTCTCAAGCTGAGAAACTTTAGTGATATAATTTGCATGTTCTTCGATGCCATCAAGTTTAGCCTTCAACTCATCGGTAAAATCATTTTTCGATAAGTCGTATCCTTCTTTCTTATCTACCTTATTCTTGATAGAAAGTACGAAGGCCCAGAACTCATTTATAGTTCCTCCAAAGCCAGCTTTAACAAAGTCATCATAGTAACCCTGTAATAACCGCTGGTCTATTTCTTCGCAGGTATAATACTTACTTACATACATATTTTATAAAATTTAAGGATTAATTACTGCACGTTGACGACCCAGTAAGAATTCAGAATCGATATCCCTGAATGGTTCTCCCTCTGAACCACAGAAGGCATTCATTGGTACATCCGGATTTTCGGGGTCTACATCTCCACCGTCCTCAATATCTCCCCGTATGCAAGCATAATCAGGAAGCCTATTTACACGGAACTTTATTACCTGGCCTATACCAGGATGAGGTATTATTTTATCCCAGATATCCCCGAAGTAATCTTGAAAGCAGGTGACAAATTTGTTTCCGGTCATCGATTGAAATGCCGTTACATCATTGCCATTACCTTTCATTTCAATATGAACTCCAGAGGTACCATTGAGGATAACCAGATTACTATCAAACCAAATTCCACTGTTTGTAGTAATTGGTGTCCACCTCAGTACTAACATCTTTGCCATATACTTTATTTTTATTCTACAAATTCAACTTTGGTATCTCGGTCTCTCTTTAGGATAATCATGAAAACTAAAGCCTCATCCTTTGCCTGAGCAGTCTGAGTATCTCCAGAAGGCTTATACGTTATACCATTAATTACAAACCTATCTTGTTCCCAATTAAAATCCCAATAACCCTCCGGTGTAAGATAACCGATTTGTTCTATATAAGATTTAGAAATTAGTATTGATAAGTTTTCATCATCCAATTCTCCTGAGACTGTTGCCTTATTGATAGGCCAGTTTCTGAAAGCATTGTAGTAACATAATGCCTCGATTTGGATGTTATAATATTTAGGTATACTGTCTTCGGCATGACTGAGAAGCTGATTAACATGTTTGGCCCAGGTTATGGATTGCCTACCAGCATCCCAATCTAAGAAGTCAGTGATAATTTTCTTGTATCTATCCCAAGAGCGGTTCTTTACCATTCTCCAGGGTTCTTTTGTCATAACTTAGTTAGAATTGATTTCTTACCACCCTTCACTGGAGCACTTGGATTTGGCCCATCTAATACTCCAGGTTGCCTTCTGTTAACTACTTTTGGGACTACGATTCTAAATACTTCATCACAGAACGGTAAGTAGATTTCCAATCGTGAAGCTAACATACAAAGGTTCTTCCTTAATTCATCTATTAATCCACCTGGTTGCATTGCTTGAGAAAGTGTTTTCCATAGGGAACTTGTAGCATCTGCCAAGGTATCATAATATTGCACTTCAGTAGGCCCAGTAGTGATTTGTTTTATCCTATCACCTCGGGCAAGTTCGGGTTTAGAAGTACCATCACCAGTTTGTTCTTTGGTAGAAGTTAATTGACTTAGGTATTCTGAAGTACTTGTTAATAGATTAAGTATCTTCACATTGAGAAAGTCCCATGCTGCCAATTCCATTATTAATTGATTTTCTAGTGCTTCATACCATAATTCATCAGTATACTTATCTGCAGGAATTTGGTGATTTACTAGAGGACCAATATAATATTGCCATTTGGTGATGTAAATAGATTTCTCTTCCCTGGTCATCCCATCAGATATTTCTGAAGGGATATAATGGTCGATTAAGTTATATATTGTATCGGCTAATGCCGTATGCCCATAATCACAAACTACCAGAGTCTTATCTACGGTGATATCTAAACCGCTAGAGTTAGTTACATGTAATGTTACGGTATAGAAACCGGGAGTTTCATAAGAATAGGAAACATGTCTTCCACCATTGAAAACCTCTCCCTTATCATCGCCAAAGTCCCAGTCAAAAATAGATTTGGCCGGGACTTTGGATATGACTCTGAATGAAACTTCCAGACCTGACGTAACGTACAAAAAGTCCAGATTGTTATTCATATTAGTCTGTCTTATGTAATTTTCATATATTACCCTTTAGAAGAGGATTCGAATTCTTCCAGCAAAGCCTGAAGAAGTGTTTCTACTGTGTCGTCTTTGTCTGCCACGATTTCGTGTAAACCAGCTACCAACTTCAGCTCTTCGAAAGAATAAGCCTTGGAAAGTTTCTCCAAAGTCATGCCTTTCTTGAACTGAGCATTCAGTCTCTTATCCAACTTTTCGATGTCGGCCTCTGAATACTTTTCGATTTCTGATTTATCAGCAATGATAATCAGATGGCCAGAGGCAATTGCCTTCTGAATCTTTGGTGCACGGAATTGACGACGAGAGAGTTCCTTATCTTCTCCTCTACAAACGGTAATACCAGTTGATTGGTCATGAAAACTGTAAGCTCTTGGTCCCACAGTTACTGTATATTTATCTTTAGCCATATTTCCTAAGATTTAAAAATGATTAAAGAGAGGATAGGTCTTTTTAGTTACCTACCCTCTCAGGGAATTTATATAGATGAAACCGGACGTCCCTTATTATTCTAGGTTAACCATCAAATATGGGTCTACGTTCATGAACTCGGGGAAACCGAATTCTGAGAACTTCTTGTCAGCAGCCAGCAACAGAGTTGCATCCTGGTACATCTTAGAGAAGCCAGTAGTCAAGCTTGCATAGATTGCCTGAGTCTGGTTAGAAACGATTCTTTCAGATTCAAGCATCAACTGACGAGCAGTAAGCTTAATCAAGGCAGCAGATGTATCAATCAACAGCAACTGTTGGTCGGGTGTACCCGGGTGAATGTAGAAGTCAGCATTCTTGGGAACAGGAGACTTAACATTCAGGGTAGCTTCTGTAGTACCAGAGTGACGATCCTTGAATTCCGGCAAGTTCAGCATTTCGATTGCCTGGTCTTCACCACCAATCATAGTTTGGAAGTTACGTCCCATACGAGCAGCACGTACCCAAATATGCAGAAGGTCTTTGTAAGTGATACCATTAGTTGTTTCGTATACACCGATTACCGGGGCAGACTCAGAGCCATCAGGGTTGTTACCATTGATAGCAACGTCCATAGCCAGAGTATCCAGAGCATAACCCAACTGAACACCAAAATCACGAAGGTAGATTCCCAAGACATCGAGCGAAACATAGTTACGAACTTCATCAGTAAGTTTGAAACCTTTTCCGATTTTGAAGAGGCTAACTGATTTCTGTCCGAAGCTAACATCACCCAATGGGATAGTTTCTGCCTCATTAACCTTTGCAGGGGCAGCATCCGACATGTTAACCATCGGCATGATTGCTTGCAAACCATTGATGGGTTGATCAGATGCAATGATGTTCGGATAGAACGGAGCCTGGCGCATACCCAATGTGATAGCAGCACGGATGATTTCCGGAACAATCCAACGAACATTCTGTTGAGGCATTGTAAAGATGTTCTGCATCGTGTCCACTTTTGGATTGATGCCCATCTTTTCAAAAAGCTCATCTTCTGAAATACCCCATTTACCGGTAACCAATTCTCCAAAAGTTACCTCTACAGGCTTCTTGTCCTGTGAACCGGAACGAACAGCTTCCAAGCTTCTTACCATTTCCGGCAGCTCATTCATAAAATCCTGAGCCTTCAACTTTGTAATATCTATTTTATTTTCCATAATTTCTTTTCTCTTATTTGATGAGTACTTGAATTACCTCATTTGCCTCTTCTGCTGGATTAAGGGCAATGAACTGGGTTGAAGTTGCTTGGTTAGCTTTTACGAATCTATCGTTAAGCAATTTTCCATCGGGAGTTACATAGCCAGCTTCGATATTTCCGTTTGATACCCAGTTACAAATCATGTAACCTTCCATAGCTACTGTTACCTCTACCGGGAAATTTCTTTGAGGTTGATAAGCAGGGTTAACGTTATCCGTTACTGCTACACCCAAATAAACTTGAGTAGCTGTATCAGTGCAAGGGTAAATCAAACCTTCTTCATTCAAAGCCACTGGCATACCCTGTACGATTTTCTCTCCAGCTTTAACATTGAAAGCCTGGTGCAATTTGTGTGACTCACTTTTGTAAATCACCGCTCTCGGGGTTCTTTCCCCAAAGAGAGTAAGTTGCTGAGGGTCGTTTACGATTTTAGTTTTTTCCATAACGCGGATTATTTATATTAGTTATTTGATTTTGTTTCGATACAAGTTATCGATTACATTCTTAGTACTCGGAGATTCTGAATTCCGTTGGGTATCAGTACCATGGGTTCCAGTTTTACCCTCGGTATCATCCTCAGCAATTGAGGAAGCACGGTTGACGTCCTTAGAACCACATTTTGAGCAAGTGAGAGGGAACTTCTCTTCCAAGCGAGCTTGGTAATCCTTGGTCAAGGAAATAAGAGTAGTAATACCAGTAGTCTCGGCATTGAGCATCGTAACGATTGTCTCATCTACCTTATCACCCATCAACTTCTTGTAGGTTTCTACGGCATTTTCACGTAGAGAAGCAATGTGATTCTTTCCTACGGTTGCCATTTCCTTCAAGTTAGCTACTTCGGCATTCAAGTTGGTAATCTGTTCCGTAAGAGAAGTTTTCTCTGTAGTAAGATTATCTACCGAAGTTTGCAATTCGTTTCTGGATGATACCAAAGTCTGAATGCAGGCAATTACATTTTCCTGATTCATCTCTTTACCTTCTTCCAGGGTAAGCATGTTATCCCCAAAAAGGCTTTCAAGAAATTTTTGTAATTCGTTCATGTTATCTTTATTTGAATGATTATCATTGGCATCATTATCATTAAAAGAACCCTGAGTATCGTTCTTTTCTTGATATGATGTTAAATCTGATTTATAATCAGTAAAGAAGTATTGCTTCGATTTATCATCTCTGTATTCTTCATAAGATGCCCAAGTTCTTTTGGCAAAGGTTGGGTTAATGATTTTACCATCCGAACCAATTTTCTGGGCAAATGAATCAGCACCATGTGAAACTAGTGAGGTCTCAAGGTAACGAACAATTTCAGTAACAATTCTACGTACCATAACTCCCTTAGAGTCATAAGTACCCAGTTTCTGATAAAATTCGTTATCTTCCATTTGGGGATGGGATTTATCCCACTTAAATTGTACAGTAACCGAATTACTATGAATTGAGGGTGGCTCCATAAGAATTCCTCGAGCAATTCTTGGATTTGCCTTACCATCAATCTTCAGAATACCGTTGATACCTGCTGGTATAGTAAAGCTACCGTCTTTATAAGATTCCTGCCACATTACTTGTGATACAGCTCCAATAGCATTACCGATGTTGGTTTCATGGTCACAGTTTACTGTTTGACCAAGCAACATCTTCATAGAAGCCTTTAGTACTCCATTCTGACCAAAGTCTGTCGGGTTCCAATTCTTAGATACAATCGTTTCTGAAAGTAATCTGAACATTGGTTCGATAAACTCTTCGTCCTTAGGAGTTAGTTCCGATTTGTCTAGGTTGGGATAGTAAGTATTATAATCTATATCCCCTCCCCAAAACCCAAATTGAGCAATGGAATCCGGTGTAGGATTTTTCCATTTGTAATAATTCTCTGAGAAAGCCTTGGCTCCCACTGCTTCTGGGATATACCCAGCCATAATGGTATGGCCTTGACCTATCACCATAGAATCAAGATGCTCTTTGTTTTTCTTTGTAAATTTACTCATCTTGCTTTAGTATTTTGGTCTCCTCGAGAAGGAGCCGGGTTATTCTTATCTCTTGACCTACGAGCAGATTGGTTTTTATCATCTTGCCTTTGTTTCTTCTTAGTTCCTTCTTGGGGGTCTATATTACCTCCCTTAGCAAATTGGTCCTCAAGTGAAACTCTTGGTTCTTTCTCATCAGGAGAATCATAACCCATTGCCCAAGCATATTGATCTTGACTAATGATACCAGCCTTATACAATAAGTCAAGGTTCTGTATCTTATACTGAAGACCTTGTTGGATTTTAACTTCATCAGAAACTGTAGAAGTTCCCCAATCAATCTTCATTCCCTTATTATTAAAGCCTGCCAGACGCAGTTCTAGAGAATAAAGTCGGTCTAATACATAAGCTACAAGCATTTGGATATTTTTTAACTGGCTAATCATCTTAGACAGCATTATACCAGTTGCACCTTCACCAGTAGTAGATGATACCCCAATGATAGAGCCATTAACTCCCAACCCATTTGCTACAGATTGTTGGTTCATATTCCAAGGCTTCTCGATATTACCGAGCTCCTTAGTAGTAGAATTTAGTTTGAATTCATGGTCATCTATGTAACCAGCAACTACCCCATCCTTCATACCCTCTTTAACATTACGTTTGAGGATATTGAGTTCATGGTATAATCTGGATTCATAAGATTTGATACTCTCGTTGGGTCTTTGTGGAGATTTCTGCATTTTAGCTTCTAAGAAACCAACCATACCACAAATCTCCATGATATGTTTGAAGTTAATCTTCATATCATTCTGACCCTTGAGAGAATCCAATGCAGGCATAAATGGAGGAACTCCATAAGGTTCATCTGTATCATTGAACATACCAACATAGAAATAAGTTTCTGGGTTAAGCTTAATATAATCTTGTTGCTTAACAAAGAAATTCATATTCTTTTGATAAGGAGAATACACCCCATTTAATTCACGTTTAAACTTGATGTGTTCTGGCTTAAGGAATAATACCGTAGCCAATCCATCAAGCTTGTCATTTGGTACGCCTTCTACAGATATTGCCCCACTTACAAGAAGTTGAACAATCATTTTGTTAACTAAACCATCTATACCAGCAGTATATCTGGTCCATCCCTTGGTGGCTTTCTTAAGATGTTCCCTCATCTTTGAAGCCTCTTCATCGGTGTTATTAGGGAAAGTTACTGTATGACTGGTGTTAGCTAACTTAAACATATCTTGTAATGCAATGCCCATATCGGGATTTACCTTATATAAATCCCGAATTAAAGGTATCACATCAACACGAAAAGAGGGTTCAACTAATTTAGTCAACCCTTGTAATGATGTAATTAAGTTATCACTATCATCGTCAACTGAAACCCTACCAGGTGAAATTGATGTGGCAGGCTTTTCCTCTTTATTAGAGGATGTACCATTCTTGGGAGGGTCCTTCTTACGTCCCCAACCCCAACTAAAATTGAAGTACTTTTTCATCTTGGTTGTACGATTACGTTAGTTTTTCCTTTCCTTATGTGATTACATATTGCTTTTCCAAAGATATCATCATCGGCATATACATCCCCTTCAAGGTCTACATCTACAGCTGAATTGTTAGCCCTATGTTTACCCATTGCAACAGGTCTACCTAAACCATCATAAATGAAGGTATAAGCTTCTTGTACAAAGAATGGGTCCTTAATGATTACGTGATCTAATCGAATATCTTCTTCCAAGTTTTCTATTATCACTGAACGATTCTTTTGGGTGGTTAACCAACCAGGGGATTTATCCATTTCAGGTCTACTTTTACCTTTTTTCTTTAGCATCTTCTGGTAGTAGTAAAGGTTAGGGTAGCCTTCGTCTTGAAGCTTAGAAGTTACTGATAAACCAACGTCATTGGATTCTGGAGCTATTACTGCCCAGTTAAACAACTTCCCAGTATCACCAAGTAACTTAGCATAAGCTCCCACTGCCATTCTTCCCTTATATACTACTTGTTCTTCTCCTAGCTTATCCATACAAGTAAATGAAGAGTAGTCAGAAGCTCTACCAGTTGAAACGTCTGCACCAATGAAATATTCTTTATCTGATTCGGGTTCACAGAATTGTCGGTATTGACCATTAAATCTCTTCTTAATAACTGGGTAATCACTAAGGCAGTCTTCGATAGCTTTAATATCGGCTAAGTCGAAGACTGTATTACCAGATGATAAGAAGTCACCATCAATTTCTTGTGCAGTTCGTTTTGCTCCCAAAGCAGAAGACATTTGGTTATACCAATTGATATCTCGTTCTGGGTGCATTTGCCAGTATAATCGAATTGGGTTAAAAGGATTACCTCCTGCAATGGCATCTACCCAAGTTGAGTGATAGAAATTACCAACTCCATAGGGAGTGGAATTGACGATGGCAGCTCCACCAGTAGAAAGAGTAGGGAATGCAGCAGCCCAAATTTGAGCAGCCCATCTTACTACTGCTGCCTCGTCAATTACCAGAAGAGAAAGGGATTCCGAACGACCGGCTTCGGATGATGTCGGAATAGATTCAATAAATGACCCATTATCAAATTCTATCATGGAAGCAGAGCCATATTCTCCAGCTCTACCATTGATTATGGGAGTTTGAAGGTACCATGGAAGATTCTTGTACATGAACTTAATCTTCTTAAGTACCTTCTTAGCTGTTGTGTCCTTGATAGATATAATGTTTATCTTTTTGTTGGGATGGTACATCGCCAACCAAAGACAGTACATAGAAATAAGTTCTGTAATTCCTGCCTGACGGAATTTGAGAATGATATTGAATCGTTGGGCAATGAAATTGTAGAGAACGGATTTCTGAAAGGGGTATAAATCGAATCTTACCTTTCCTCTTACTGGATGTATCACATAGCAAAAAAGGCTAAAAAAGAAAACATCACTAGAAACTCGGGATAGGTTTGATAGCTCCTCCCGAGTTAATGTAGTTCTAGTTTCTGAGATAGTCTTTGCCATTACTTAAAAGTTATACGTTATTTGAAATTCGATGTCAGTACCTATACCAGATTTTATCTTTGGGTAGTAAAAGGTATTGACTCCGAATTTGTAATTAAATCTCTTAGTCTTGATTGAAAGACCAGCTCCCATATCGAAGAGATTATTGAAAGGTCTGTATTTGCCATAAACGTATGGACTAAGTGATAACCTTGCAACTTTCTTTCGAGTTAATTGACCTTCATACCAGTTGTAGTTGTACTTATCTAAATCGATTGGGAATAATCTAGTTGAATAAGTGTTAGTCTCCTTATTGAACAGACTTAAGTTCAACTTATCTTTCTTCAAAACAATTTGAACCAGGGAATCTTGGTCACTGATAACTGGCTGCCTTAGCATGGAATCAGGAAAGAGAGTTGGCTGCTTATTATCATGAACTAAGATTTTACCTGGTTCAATTTTTTCTGAGTACTTCTTCTCTGGTTTGAAGGGTTTCTCTGTGTATACTGTATCTGGGATTTCATTGACCGCTAGTTCCAGGGAATCAACCTCTCGAGAAAGTTTGTAATTCCTGAAGCAAAGGTAAATAGTAAATCCTAGAAGTACAATAAACAAGGCCCTTTTTAAATTCTTCATGGTAATTTCGCTTTTAGTGAAACTCTGGTACTCACTCGTTTCCTTGTTTTCCCTTAACAATCCCTTTCTTACCTTCAGAGTTGATTTTTGATTTATAGGATTATAGCTTTCTTTACTTACCAGAAAGCACTTTCCTAAAAAAGAAAAACTTAATAAAAAGAAAAAAGGGTTTTCAAACAGCTCAATTTAGCTCAGTTTTGATGAGTCAATTTTCTTGAGGCATTTTTTGAACCAAATACCTATTTCCCCTACTGCCCCTTTGGCAATTGTATACCTTGCCTTGTTAAGCCAGTAATGGTAATCCTTAAAATCACCTTCGAAGGTATCACCATTCTTGTGAAGGTAAACTTTGAATTTATCTGGGAATCCCATAATTGCCTTGAAGTCTTCGATTCCCAAAGGATAACCATCGGGTCTGAATTGCCTATCTGCAGGTCTGAGAGTTAATGGTGGTTTATCATATTCCAATCGATATACTCCTGGGAGAGTACTCATCTTTGCAGTTTTGATAGGCCACTTCTTTTCATCTTTAAAATCTCTAACCCAGAGTCTATGTATCTTTGCTACTGTAAGATTCTTCTTTTCAGGAAGCTTCCGATAGTCATACATTGCCAGAGTTTTACTCATAAACGGAATCTGGTTAGTATTATTTTCCTGAGAGAATGTGAGTGGTTTAAGTAGATTTCTAGTAATTGTTGGGTTTTTTACTTGAAATACTTCATCAAAAGCATTCAAATATTTCTTACCCGTTTTTCTATGTACTCCAATGATAAGTAATCTCTTTCGTGATAACTGTGAGTTACCGTAGTCAGAAACGCTTCTTTCGTGAAAAATAAATTTATAGTCTTCAAGAGTTTTTTGAAGATATTCTTTTGGGAGCAAAGATAGCAAACGAGGTAAGTTTTCAATAAGAAATATCTTAGGTTTATAATGTAAGATTGATTGAATTACTAGATTCAGGGATTTATTCTCTTGGGGATTGCCCAATTCTTTTACTTTTGAAAGCCTCATAATAGAAGCTATCCCGCAATCTGGACTTGAAAGTATGATGTCTGGCTTACAATCTGGGAAGGTTTCATCTTTATAATATGGTATACCACCAAAGTTCAATTTCCACTGCTCTAAGCCTTTAGTATAAAATACTCCTCGAGTTTCTATATTAGCTATCAAATTCTTTCTAAAAGGGAACAAAAGGATGCCTGCACCAGCAGACACCCCTAATACTTTTAATTTTTTCATTTCTTGTAGCTTCTAAGTTTTACATACTTAATCCAAGCAAATGGCTTACGGTCTTCCAAGTAACTCAGATTCTTATCATTGTTGTGAGCTTCTTCTTCGAAACTTACATCATGATATCTTTCATTCTGTTTATCCCACTTGGCAAAGCACATGATAATTAGGTATTCGATGATATACCAGAGATAGAAGAATCCAAAAGTCAAAGCCACTACCCACCAAAAGGATATATTGAATGATAACCAGAGTATGATACCGAGTACCAAACCTACTATACTACATTCAATCTGTTGTACCTGATGGATTCTCTCATGGTTGATATCATCAGGTTTACACTCTTCTACTTGGTGTTTGAAGAATGAGTTATACACCAGAGTAATTGCTTTGTAACTGGGGAAAAGAAATACTTTTGCTACCCAGCTGTTAAAATGACATCTTTTCATAATTTACCTTTAAAGTTTTCGTAAGCATTTCTTAGTTTTTGGTCGTAGGCATTCTGGGCATACCCGGGACCATTGTATTTTCTGGCAAAGCCAGCCCAGTCCTTTTCTTTGAGATTACTCAAACAACCAGAGTTTTTCATGAAATAATACATGAGTTCTAGTTGATTTGCATGAGATTCTGACATCTTATGAACGAATTCGAAGACATCTTTACATTCACAGAGGTTGTGATTGAACCCACAAATCTGGAACATACCCCAACTTGCAGACTTCAATGCACATTCTTCGTCAATTTCTTTGGCTAATTCGAGTCTCTTATACTCGTGTACACCTCCCAAATACTTCGATTTATCCCATTTAGGGAAGAAAATCGTAGAATATCTCTTACAAAGGTAAGCTAAATCTCTGTCAGGGAATTTCTTATGTACTTCTTTGTACATAATGTGACCCTCAAAGAGGATTTGAGGCCTACCATCAGCTAAAAACCCATCTCTACCTGCTGCTTCTACCAATTGAACAGCTTTCAATAGAGCAGGTTCTAGACCTAAGCGAATAGCAAGGTCTTTAATCATTTCATTTGTTAGTTTATCCATAACTTATCAGTTTTAATGGTTCAATTTTAGTAACGAAAGTATTGCTTATAACCCATTTTCAATATGTTTAGAGGTTCTATTATCATATATAACTTATAAAATAATGCAATATGGACAAGAAAAATGAGTGCCAGATATGTGGCAAACCAATTAATTTAGAGGAATTCGATGAAACTAGAGAGATTCCCCAACTTATGGCAAGAAAACAAGTTTGTTTTCAATGTGCTTTTTGGTTTAATCGATTAGCTTATGATAAAGAGCTTGAGAAAGAGGGTAAAATTGCGGTAATTACTCCCGATTATTCTCATTGGATAACTAGAGTACCGGGAAGTATTTTAATGGTGCCCTCGGCTTTTGGTGGTATTTACCAAACTAAACTCCAACCAGTAAACACTCTGGGAGTTATTGATGAAGACCGAGAGAAGCTTTTCATTATCCGTTATAATAACATCACTCACCAAGGCACTATACCAGAACATCTAAGAAAGCTTTTTAAAGTAAACGGAGTAATTCTATCTCCACAGGAATACAAAATGCTAGAAGATTATCGGGGCAATGCCTATGAATTTATTAAAAATATGATTGATAATGCAATAAATAAGAAATAATTTCGTATATTTGCATAAAGAAAAATTCTTAATAAATAAAGATATGAAAAAAGAAAAGAAAGAAATCAAAAAGCTCAAAGAGGGGGATGAGGTTATCTTCACATTATCTGGAAGACCCATCATTGAGAAAGTTACAGTGGAATCTATTGATAAAAAAGGTGGATTCGCAATGCTCAGTAACCGAGTAAAAGTTGCAAGAACCTTGGGTCCTGATGATACATATCCAAGATTGGATGGGCAAAAGGGAGAAGTTCGTCCGCTTACCGAAGAGAATGAAAAGGTTTTCCTTGCATATAAGGCCTATTTCTCAATTAAGAGAAACATAGAATTACTTGATAAGGAGATGAGAAGTATGAAAGATTCGAAAGCTTTCGATATGATGATTGAATTTGATAAGAAGCTTACCAAGATTATTAACAAATACTTCAGAGAACAATGACTACTGTATTAGCAATAATTTATTTGGTATGTTTGCCATTCACTGTATTTTTTGTAAGGGCTTGCTTGGATTATTTACCCTATACTCACAAAATACACTCTCTCGTTTTATTCATCTCGGTATGGATAGTATTACCTCTATTTCCGATTTATCTATTAATCAGATACATAAAATACAAATTACTATGAGATACTTTTTTGACAGAGATGGTGATTATGCTGGGACATCAATGCAAGGGTGGGAGATAATTCTCCTACTCTTGTTCCCAGTTGCTTTAATAATTTTCCTCGTATTCTTACCTTTCTATGTATTTCATAAATACAGTTCTAGAGAAGAGGATAAAAAATACGAGGAAGAACATCCAGAAATACTAAAAGTAGATTCTTATATTACCTGCTGGTATCCCTGGCATAGATATTCTGTTGCATATACACTGACTCTTATATTCTGGGTAATTGCTTTTATAATTGGGATATTATCTTAATACCCGTATTAAGTTGGCTTTTGACTTGCCCAATAAAAATTCAAATCTAATGGATATTTTTTAGTGGGGTTAAACCTACTGGAGAGTATAGGAGTAACATCGTTAACAGGGGGAGTTGAAACTTTTGTAAGAGTATAGGAACCCAATCCAGTTGTTTTTGTTGTAAAGTATGAATTACTTGGTAAATTGTAGTTAGGACTAAAAGCATTACCATTCTTATCGAGGCAGGACCAAGATAGCATGTCGGAATTTACGGGGTATATACTAGCAATATAGACATTAATAGCATATCTATTTTGATTTACTATCCAATTCGTATTTCTGTTACCATCAGCCATAGATCCACCTTCGCCACTAATATTGGTGGTAGTATAAAAAAAAGCATTTGTGTCTATTCCATTGATGGTTATAGGATTAAAACGTATTTCCCAATATTCTTTTTCTTCGGGAGTAGTAAGGTGTAGATTTATTTTATTACCAGATTCATTTTGTGTAAATACACAAAGCCCAGAAGTACCGTCATCTTGTGCAGTAATCTGAATAATATTGTTACTTTTGTCTTCCTCCAGAATATAGTCCGGGGTATTGATGCTAGCAGAATAACCAACTTCAATAACTCCGGACAATTTGCCATTTACATACTTACGCTTTTGAGATTGTATTGTCCATCTCTCAGAGTTTCCCTGTTTTATTTCTGCATATACATCTTGGGTAGATCTCTCCCCCCCTCTAATTTAAGAACTTTATTTTCCATAATGTATAATGTTTTTAGATTGATACTGTTTCTCCTGCACTTGGTACTACAAATGACCCCTCTAATATCCAGGTAGCACCTGATTTAGTATATACAGCTACTTTATCTCCAGTAGTACATTCTATTCGAGAACCCGGTTTTGAGTCATTGGCATAGAATGGAATCCTCATAGTAGTACTACCAGTTGCTGAGAGACCCTGTATATACATCTGATCTGAAGATGATGTATTCTGTGGCCTAGCTCCCCTGCCAAAGAGATAGTAGCCTGTATCTGTGGGCAATCCAGAGAGAGTGAATGTTGAAGCCACAAAGGGCTTCTGAGTTACTGGTATACTAAGGTTAGCATCCCCACAGGTTAAGAAGATATGCCCTGAACGGTTAGCTCCAGTTTTATTATCCGATAAAGCAGTCAGGGATAACCTGTAATGGTTCTCAAGAGTACCCACTGAGGCAACGGATACTGCGCACCAATCGGGAGCACTACCCACATGGGGAGTTTCTGGCTTTTTAGACCCATCACTACCATTTAAATAGGCCATCACAAGGATTTGAGCAGTATCACCTTTACTATCACCTAAAGGCAGTGTGTTTGAAACCATTTTTATGTATCCAGTATAGGTTACACTGGATCCCTGAGTTACTGTGAGATTGATTTTGTTATTAGACTCATTTTGGGTAAATGTCAGAGTAGTAGACCTTGCTTCACTACCAGTATTTTTTGAATAGTTAATTTTTACATCTAAGTAACCATCTCCAACGGTAACTCCTCCCCAAATAGCCCAACTTACGGAGGCTGAGCTCAAAGTACAAGAGGGTGTAGAGGTTGAAACTACTTTGCCATTTACCAGTTTCCTTTTGAGGGAAGTGATACGGTAGGTTATAGTACCACCCTCTGAAGATATAGTATCTGTACCTATATCTGTAATTGCACGTGCTAGTTTGAATAATGTTTCTTCCATATTTTATAAAGTTTTTGGTTTATAGAAAGAACTTTGATATTGTAATCTACCAGAGGGATAATCCGAAGTCATTATGAGAAAGTATCAGTATCAGATTTACTACCATACAAGCAGAGGAAGGTACTTCATTAAGATTAGGTATTCCTTCCTGGGATTGGTGTTTTGGCTTACACTTAGAGATAAGTATTCGAGTAATATAGAAACCTTCCTTGATAAGGATAAGGCAATTGAAAGGGCAGAAGATTATTTAAGATATTTATACCTAAAGAGAAAAAATAGTAGGGTGTTAAAGGTTACTGGGAGAATAGATATTACCAGTAGGTTAAAATCAGTGAGGGAGGATTATTAAGATGGTGAAGGCTGAAACAATTAGGGATGATAATGAAAAGAGGATTCTTAAATGCCAAGAGGGTAATCGGATTTGGTATCAGATATGGATTACCCAATTGGATATGAATTGTATAGAAAGGTATTTTGATGGGTATGGTGAAGTTAAGAGATGGTGGTTAAGGAATATTATGTTTTCTTTTATGAGAAGAAAGGTGGTAAGGTTCGAGGAGTTCTTGGGAAAGATAGGACTAAGGTTCGTGCTATACTTTAATTAGTTGCCAGAGACCTAACATCCCTGGCTTCTTTGTGTGGTTGTGGGATATCTGGGTATGCCTCTAATACGAGGTGTCAAAATTTCCTGGTACTAAAATATGTAATTTGCCTTCAAGGTACCCCTTAATGTGAGGGCTTCGAAAGTTGTGGTACTAAAAGGGGAGTACGGTTCCCTTAAATTTAACATTTAAAAATAAAAAGTAAGGGACAAAGATTTTTATTTCTTTGTCCCTTTGTCTTTCTATTCTTTAATCTTTAAAGTTTTCGTTATCGTCTTTCAAAATTTCTTTCACGTCTTTTATTGCTTGAATAATTAAATAAACTATTCCAACAAACATTAAAATATTTAGTAACATATTACTTTGCGTTTTTCTTTACAATTTCTAAACCTTTTAAAAGAATTGCTTTCTTTTCGTCTTTTGTATTTTCGGATGCAATAGAATTAAAAGAAAAATCATTCAGAGTATAGACTTGTTTATAAAAGTCTATAAAGCCATCAATTAACTTTTTATCAGCATTTGTTGCAATGCTTGAAAGAAAATTAAAAGTTACATTTCTAAACTTTTTACGTAACGATTTTATTTGTTTTTCGTTTGCACCTGCAAAAAGTTCTTTTTTGTAAATCTCTGTTTTCGTTCCTAAAGAAGTTTTGAAAAGTCCTGCGTTTTTTTCTTTTACTGATTTAAGAACGTCTAAAGCAATTAATTTGTTTGCTTTACTGTTTGCACTTGCTACACTTGCATTCACACCGTTTACTAAATTGTTAGTTCTTCCCATATTAAAATGCTTTTCTTATTTTGTTAATTATTATTTTTATAACCTTTTCGATAAGATAAGAAAAGACTTTTTAGAACTTATCTAATAAGGTTTTAATTTGTCTAACTTTTCAAATATCGCTTTGTCTTTCTGACATTACAAAGATACGAATTATATTTTAATCTGCAAAATTTTTAGAGAAATAATTTCTAAAAAATTCTTAAACTAAAATCTTTCAAATATCGCTTTGTTTTTTCAACACTACAAAGATATGAATTATATTTGAATTATGAAAGAATTTCGAGAAAAATTTTCGAGAAAATGAATATTTTTATTTTCAAAATTATTTTAGTGAAAATATGCAAAAATCATAAAAATGTTGCACCTAATTGTGGACTTAATTTTTGCACTTAATTATTGCGGTTCATAGGGGAAATCTTCGCACGCTTTGTAGTGGGCATATATGATATGTATATGATAAATCCTATATGGCCCCTGCCTGCCCTCTTGAGAGTGTATATCATACCTGTATATTTACCTATATGATATATGGCCATTAGGTGTATATAGGTAGTAGTGTAGTGGGGCCTATTGGGTATATTCCTCTAATAACCACTGGGAACCAAGTCTATAGGGCTCTTAATGGACTATGGTAAGCTTAGGTAAATTAGGAACCTAAGATAGCCTATAAGGGCTTACTAAGTTAGCGAAAGAAAGACCCAGTACTTAGGTAAGCCTGGGTCAAAGTTAGGATTAGTCGATTTTGATAAAGAACCGGAAGTTGTATTCGTTATTGTAGGAATATACTTCATCATATTCGGATGCAAGATTGGGGTCAGCCAAGGCAAATTCTAGAAGTAAATCGTCAGAATTAAGGTATACCTCGATTATGGTATCGGGATCCTCTAAGAGGGATTCTAGGTCCTTTTCGATTCTATGATAG